CGGCCTGGCCGTGCGCGACTGGCGCTACGCCGTCCGCATCTGCAACATCGACGTGACGCTGCTCGGCGGCGGCTCGGCGGCCAACCTGATCAACGCGCTCGTCTCGGCCTGCCACCGCGTCCCGGTGGCCCCGAACGGTGCGCGCATCCAGACCATGCCGACCGACCCGAGCGGCATCGTCACGATGGCCCCGCGCTGGGGCATCTACTGCAACCGCGTCGTCGCCTCGGCTCTTGACCGCCAGGCGATGAACAAGACCAACGTGCTCCTCTCCATGACCGAGTGGAACGGGCACCCGATCACGACGTTCCGTGGGATCCCCATCCGCGTCGTGGACAAGCTGCTCTCCACCGAGGCGCGCATCACCTGATCGTCGGGGGCGGCCCGAAGGCCGCCCCTACCGCAACCGCTTGCAGAGGGGCACTTCCTCATGATCATGGACAGCACCCTGCTGTTCGACAGCGCGGTGGCGATCACCACCACGCGCGTCAGCACCAACGTCATCTCCCTGGTCAACGCCCGGGACATCGGCATCGGCAACCCCGTGAAGCTGGCCATCGTGACGGACGGCCTGTTCGCCGCGGCCGGCGCGGGCACGCTGACGATCACCGTGCAGACCTCGGTGGACAACAGCACCTTCACCGACCAGCTTTCGAGCATCGCCTTCTCGATCGCGCAGCTCAACGCCTCGGGCTTCCTGCTCGGCATCGACTGGCCGCGTCTCGTCGCCGCCAGCATGTCGCTGCCGAAGTACCTGCGCCTGAACTACACCGTGGCCACCGGGCCGTTCACCGCCGGCGTCATCACGGCCGGGCTGGTGATCGACCGCGGCGACATGGTGTACTACCCGGCTGGGTACACCACGACCTACGTCTGAGCGGCTGCAGGCGCCCCCGCCTGCATCTCGCGCACCCTGATCGAACCAGGAGACTGCAATGGTTGACGCACCGTGGCCTGCCGCCAAGTACCGCCTGCTGGATCGCGCCTACATGGGCATGTTCCCAGGCGACGAGCCCCGCATCGTCGAGGCTGGCGCCGAGGTGATCTGGGACGGCAAGCCCGGCCCGCACATGGAGGCGCTGGACGATGAGGGTCGGGCCGCCAAGGAGCGGGCCGGCATTCAGCGTCTCGATTTCACCAGCGTGGCGCCGATGACGGTCGGCGACGAGCAGGATCTCCTGGTCGAGCGCGCGGCCGCGGCGGCGTCCGCCGGCGTCATCGCGGCGCTGAGCCAGGCTGGCCTGCTCGCCGGCGGGGTGCAGCTTCCGGCCGGTGCCGGACAGCACCTCGCCACGATGGCCGCCACCGCGGTGCCGGCCGCCGCCATCACCGCGCCGCCCGCGCCGCCTCTGCCGCCGAAGGCGCCCAAGGCGGCCTGATGTCCATCGCGGTCCCACAGCCCGATGGCAGCGTGGTGCAGATTGAGGGAACGACCACGGCTGGGGTGACGACGATCGCCATCACCAACGCCGCGGCCGACACCTTCGTGCTGCTGCCGCAGCCTGACGGTTCCTGGGCCAAGGTCGCAGCCAAGGCAGGATCCGGCACCGTAATCCTCTGCGTGAGGTAGCTCGATGGCCGCTTCCTTCATTCTCCTGCAGCAGCCGGACGGCTCCTGGGCCAAGGCGCTCACCGACCTGTCCGGCGGTGTGCACACGCTGGTCGTCACCGGCAGCGGAGGCGGCGGCATCGGCACTGTCACCAGTGTGGCGCTGTCCGGCGGCACGACCGGCCTGACGGTCAGCGGCAGCCCAATCACGACATCCGGCACGATCACCCTGGCCGGCACCCTGGCTGTCGCCAACGGCGGCACCGGCGGCATCACCGCGACGGCTGCGCGCACCAACCTAGAACTGACCAAGGTTCGGATTGGTGTGCCCGTGAACGGCGTGCCGACTGCGAGCGCCACCCTGATGTGCATCGTGCCGCAGTACCCGGTCGATGTTGACCTCAATGTGGCTGGCGCCTGGCAGGTGACCAGCCTTGCCAACGTCGTGAATGCGACGGCGAGCACGACGTACTCGGTGAACAAGAACGGCGTCCAGCAGGGCACGATCGTCATCGCGGCCGGCACGAACACCGCGACGATCTCCGCTGCTGGCAGCTTTTCGCTCAACGGCACGACGGATGTGCTGACCATCACGGCGCCAGCATCGCCCGACGCCACGCACGCCAACTTTTCCATTCAAGCCCTTCTGACGAGGACCTGAGCACATGGCAGCCTCGAACTTCTCCTGGGCCGCGCCCGGGTCTTGGACCAACTGCTTCGGAGCGAGCGATCTCAACTCGCTGGCGAACATCACGACCGTGTTCAGCACCGGCAGCACGTTGGACACCACGACCACGCGCGAGCTCTACGTGCAGTTCGAGTTCACGGGCGGCTCGATCTCTCCGACTGCGCCGGCCGATGTCGTGATCTTCTGCCTGCCGCGCACCTCAGACGGTTCTACCTATGTGGACGGCGAGGCCAGTGGCACGGCGGCCAATCAGCCGATATGGATGCAGGTTCCGCACGCGGTTATCGGCCTGCGCGGGAAGGCCACCAGCACGCAGCTAGAAATGTCGATGCCGGTCCTGTTGTTCCCGAACGTTTACAAGTTCGGGCTGCTGAACCGGGCCGGCGTGTCGCTGGCGGCGTCCGGCAATCAGGTCAAGTACCGGCTGCTGACCCAGGCTGTGGGCTGACCCGTGGCGGCGCCTATCCTTCCGACGCAGGCGGCAGGACGCGCTGGCATCAACCAGCCCGGCCGGCCGGCCGCGCGCAGCAACGGTCCTTCGGCGGCAATCCGCGGGCTGATGGCGCTCTATTCGCCGCTCGCGCCGCGCCTGGCCGCGACCCGCACCAACGGCGGCACGTCACTGACCGACATTGAGAACCTGGCGCCGTTCGACGGGCCAAGCGGCAACAACCGCCGGTTCTGGATTGGCAGTAACTCTGGTGCTGGCAACGCGGTCAACACCCTCTCCGACATCTACGGGCCGTATTGGGAGATCGGGTCAACCAATGTCCGGGCTCGGCTGCTGAACGGGCAGTCCGCGCTGATGCCGTGGGCGCCAGCTGGCGGCTACATGGCTGGCGCCCTCGGTGCGGTCGTCATGCCGACCTCCACACCGAGCGGCGCCGGGTGCGTGATCTGCTTCTCGGGCGACACGGCGGGCAGCAACGGCAATTTCGAGCTCGGCATCACCACGTCTGGCGGCACGCGAGCCTACGGCAACATCTACACAGGCACGACGACTGCAAGCCTAACCAGCCCGTCTAACCTGACGAACGGCAACCCGCACGCGATCATCTTCACCACCCGCGCGAACAACGACCACGAGCTTGTCGTGCGGGATTTGGTCACTGGCGTCACATCAAGCACGACCAGCACGACCAACGCAGGCACCACGGCCAACACGCCGCCTTACTACCAGATGTTCTTTCGCACGGGTGGTGGCGATTTGAACTTGCTGGCGAATGCGCGCGTGTACCAGACCATGTTTTGGTCCGGCGGCAAGACGCAGGCCGAGATGTACGAGATCGTCCGCGCGCCGCTGTCCATCGTCGCCCCAGCCGCCTTTCCGATGCCGCTCTCGATGGCTCTCGCTTCGTCGGCGATCGGCATCTACACCCCGGCGATCATATCATGACCGCAGCCAGCCACACTGACATCGCCAATCGGGCGTTGATCGCGGTGGCCGCTCGCGCCACCATCACCGACTTCGAACTCGAGAACAGCCCCGAGGCGAAACTGATGCGTGCGCTGTTCGAGCCGACGCGCGACGCGCTCCTGCGCGCGGCCAACTGGAACTTCTCCACCAAGACGGCGTACCTGTCTCTGCTACGTTCGGCGCCCGGCACTCCCGAGAACCCTGACAACTCGTCCACGGTCTGGGATCCCGACACGATGCCGCCGCCGCCCTGGCTGTACGAGTACCTGTACCCGTCCGACTGCATCAGGATGCGCTACATTCCGGCGGGCATCTGGGCCGGCAACACGGCCGCGCAGATTTTCCCCTACGGGTCGTACACCCCGAACATGCCGGGGCCAAACAACGCCGTCCGCTTCGAGGTGCGCACCAGCACCGACAGCAATGGCGATCAGGCCAACACGATCGTCACCAACGCCGACAGGGCGCTCGCCGTGTACACCAAGCGCGTCGAGAACTCGGCGCTCTGGGATCCTTCTTTCCAGGAAGCGATGGTGTTCTCGCTGGCCGTGCGGGTCTGCCTGCAGGTGAATGGCAGCAGTGAGATGCTGGCGCAGGTGAAGGCCAACGCCAAGTCGCTGGTCGAAGCGGCCCGCGCCAACGACGGCAACGAGGGGTTGTCGAAGCTGGACCACACGCCGGACTGGATCAGGGCTAGGGGGCCGGGTGCTGTGCCGATGTCGGCGCCGTTCATCCTGCCCTGGCTCGATCCGTTCTTCCTCGTCTGAGGGTTCCATGCCTGTTCTCGACCTGATCAAGACGAGTTTCGCCGCCGGGGAACTCGCCGAGGGTCTGGCGGGCCGCGTCGATCTCGCCAAGTACGCTGTCGGCGCGTCCACGATGCGCAACTTCTACGTCGATGCCCGCGGCGGCGCATCGACGCGGCCAGGGCTGGCGCACGTCGGCCGCTGCCGCATCGTCACCGACTACCCGGCGCCGCGCCTGATCCCCTTCGTGTTCTCGTCAGACCAGGCGTATGTGCTGGAACTGAACGGGTCGAAGATGCGGGTGATCGAGGAAGGCGCGTACGTCACCACAGCCGTCACCAATCCGATCACCGCCGTCACCACCGGCGCCACCACTGTCATCACCAGCAACGCACACGGCCTGGCAGTCGGCGACTTTGTGGTGATCACTGGTGTGGTTGGCTGCCTGCGCACGAATGGGATCAGCGGCCTGAATGGTCGCACCTTCTACGTCGCTGCGGTCACGACCAACACCTTCACTGTCGAGGATTACGGCCCGACCGGCGGCGCGGACTACGTGGCTGTCGTCAGCACGACGTGGACCGCCTGGACCTCTGGCGGCACGGTGCGCAAGATTTACGAGATCAGCACACCGTGGGCCGGCACCGACCTGTTCACGCTGAACTATGCGCAGCAGGCTGACATTCTGACCGTCACCAGCACCAACTATCCGGTGTACGAGATCCGCCGGTCGAGTTCGACGAGTTGGACTATCGCGCAGGTGTCGTTCGGCAGCACCGTGGCTGCGCCTACCGGACTTGGCGTCATCCCGGCCTTCAACAACCCAGCGGTGCAGCAATACCAGTTCTCCTATTGCGTGACCGCGGTGGACGACAGCGGGCGCGAGAGCACGCCATCCGAGGTGGTGAGCTGCATCAACTCTGCGCTGAACCAGAGCGCCACGCCGAATATCTACAACCTGCTGCAGTGGCCGGCGGTGTCTGGCGCCTTCAAGTACCGCATCTACAAGGCCAACCCGCTCACCTCGGATCAGGCGAACAGTGACCCCAAGGTGTTCGGTCTGGTCGGACAGTCCTACTCCAACCAGTTCCAGGATCTGAACTACGCCGCTGAGTTCGACCAAGGGCCGCCTTCGACGCGCAACCCGTTCCTTGATGGCGCCCTGGCTTCGGCGACCATCACCGCGGGGGGTAGTGGTTATGTCAGCCCGTACGGCGTGATCAGCGGCACGGGTTCGGGCGCCTCGATCTCGCTTGGGTCCGACCTGTCGGCATCGGCGTCGCCCTACGGCGAGATCACGGTGGCGAACATCGTGGCCGGCGGCACGGGCTTCACCGGCACACCAACCCTGGCGGTGTTCGATGGTGCGCCTCTCGGCAGCGGCCTGACGCTGGCGTTCTCCGGTTCCTGGGTGGCCAATCCGCTCGGCACCGGCTTCGTGCCTGCGCCGGGCAGCATCACCATCTCGTCTGGCGGCTTCAACTACCACCACGGCACATACACCAACTTCATCACGGCCACCGCTGGCAATCAGGTTGGCACGAACGTGTTGCAGATCGACGTGACGCAGGTGGTCGGCGGCGTCATCACGGCGATCTCCTGGGCCAACACCGACATCACGCCGACCGCGACGACTGGCCTGTCCAGCACCGGCGCGGCCGACACGATTGCCTTCGCCTACGGCACCGACACCGCCGGCGCCGGCGGCGCGACCATCACCCTGGCCATTGGCGGCACGACCAACCCGGCTTGTGTCGGCTTCCTCGAGCAGCGCCGCGTGTTCGCCGGCAGCCTGTCCAACCCATCGTCGTTCAATATGTCAACGGTCGGGCAGCTTTCGAACTTCGACGTGCACGATCCAATCCAGGACGACGACGCGATCAGCGCCACGATCTACACCAACGAGGTGAACCTGATCCACTCGTTGGTGTCGGTGAACAACGGGCTCATGGCGCTCACCAGCGGTGGCGCGTACTTGATCAAGTCGTCCGGCGACGGCGCCGTGACGCCGAGCACTGTCAAGGCGACGAGCCAGGCGTTCACCGGGGCGCAGGTGCATCTTCCGCCGCTGCGGGTGGGCGACCAGATCCTCTATGCGCAGAGCCGCGGTTCGGCTGTCCGCACGCTGGAATACGACGTGTACAGCAACAGCTTCACCGGCAAGGACGTGTCGGTGCTGTCGTCACACCTCCTGCGCAACCGCCGCATCGTGCAGTGGGCTTGGGCAGAAGAACCCTACAAGCTGGTCTGGGCTGTCCGTGATGACGGCGTGCTGCTCTCCTGCACCTTCATGAAGGAGCAGGAGGTGTACGGCTGGGCTCGGCACGACACGATGGGCCTGTTCGTCTCTGTCGCCTCCGTCCCCGAGGGGAAGGAGAACTCCGTGTACTTCGTGGTGCAGCGGTATCGGGAAGGCTACCCGATGCAGTACCACGTCGAGCGCATGGCCAGCCGCACGCTGGGCGCCAACCCTGCCCTGGCGATCAAGGCCAGCAGCGAGGAAGCGTACTTCGTGGATGGTGGCGCGCAGTACCCGTTGACCTATCCGGCTTCGGCGCTGTCCGGCGGCGAGGCTGACGGGCTGGGCGAGATTTACGACATCGACATCATCACCGGCGGCTCGGGCTACACGGCCCCGACGTGCTACGTGCGCGACCCGACCGGCACGGGCGCCGAGGTGACCCTGACGCTGACCGCCGATGTGATCACCGGGTTCACGATCGTCGATCCTGGCTCTGGCTACACGGCGCCTGAGATCGTCATCGAGGACGCCACCGGCGCCGGCGCGCGGCTGCAGGCCACCTACGTCAACCGCTTCTTGCTGAACAGCGAGGCGGGCAGCCTGTTTTCGTCGGGCGACGTTGGCAAGATTGTCAGGGTGCGCGGGGGCCGCGGCACGGTGCTGTCGGCGCCTGCTGGCGACCAGATCGAGGTGGACTTCGACGTGCTGCCCGCCGGGCTGCAGAACCTTCCCGGCATCGTGCTGCCCCGTGTGCCTGCTGACGAGTGGTCGATGACGACGCCGGTCGGGATCATCGGCGGCCTAGATCACCTGAATGGCGCCACGGTGCAGATCCTTGCGGACGGCAACGTGCTGGCGCCTCAGGTCGTGTCGGACGGCTGCATCGACCTTGGTGTGGACGCCACACGCATCACGGCCGGGCAGGGTTACACCTGCCAGCTTCGCCCGATGCGGATCGAGACGAAGCAGCCGACGAGCCAGGCGTCGAAGCGGCTTGTGCCGAACGCCTACCTGCGCGTGGAGGAAACCCGCGGCCTGTGGATCGGGCCGACGTGGGACAACATGCGCGAGATCAAGATGGAGAACATCGTCGCGGGCGGCAGCATCGAGATGCAGGCTGGTGGCCAGATCCTCGACCCTACGTACGACGACGCGCCCATTGCCGTGGTGCCGCTCTCGACGCCGGACCAATACGCCATCATGCCCAACGATTGGAATGACGACTGCGCGCCGTGCATCATGCAGTCGTATCCACTGCCGGCGTCTGTCCTGGCGCTGATCATCAACGTCGTGAATGGGGATGATCTGAGGTGAGCCAGGTTGTCGTCGTCCCCACCGAGCCGGTGCACGCGGAGTTCGTCGCCGCCTACATGCGGCGCGAGGATGCCGCCGAGTGCCAGGCGATGGGGATGACGCCACGGGAAGCCATCGTGCAGGCTGTCAACGCCAGCATGATCGCCGAGACTGCGCTGGTGCTCGGCACCCCGGCGGCGTGCTGGGGGTTGGTGCCCGGCACGTTCCTCGGCGGCAGCGCGGCCGTGTGGATGCTGACGACTGACGAAGCGCGGCGGCATCCGAAGGCGCTGCTCAGGCTGTCCAGGCAGTTCGTCCAGGAGTGCTTGACGCTCTATTCGACGCTGGAATGCTTGACTGATCTCAGGTATCACCAGGCAGTCCGCTGGGTTCAATGGCTCGGGTTCCGCGAAACGCACATCGTGCCAAGCAGGGACGCAGCGATGCGCAGGTTCGAGATCACGCGAGAGGACTAGCAGATGGGTCCGGTACTCCCGATCGTCGCAGTTGCCGCCACGGTGGTCGGCGCCGGCATTTCGGCCGTGTCGAGCATCCAGCAAGGCAAGGCTGCCAAGCAGCAGGCGAACTACCAGGCGCAGATCGCCGAGATGAACCAGCAGCAGGCGCTCAAGAACGCCCAGCTTTCGACGCTGAATGCAGGCTACGCCGAGGACGCCGCGGCGAAGAAGGCCGACGACGAGGCTCGTCAGATCCGGGCGATGGCCGGCGCGCAGCGCGCCTCCCTGGCAGCGAACGGGCTGTTGGTGGATGAGGGCAGCGGCGCGGAACTCGTCGCCGCCACCCAAGGGCTTGGTGCCGCCCGCATTGCCGAGACGCGGCGCGGCGGCGCCCGCACGGCGACCGGCTACCGCATCCAGGCCGAGAACAGCGTGTTGGATGCCGGGGCCGCCGACATGCGGGCCGACGCCTACCGCGCCAGCGGCAAGGCTGCGCAGACTGCCGGCATCCTCGGCGCGGCCGGGTCGATCATCGGTGGGGCGTCGAAGGTCGCCGGGCAGTATAGCGATATGTCGCGCAGCGGGGTTGCGATGACGCCGCCCGCCATCTTCGCCTGATCGGACCCAGCATGGCCAAGGTTCCTGTCACCACCACGATCGGCGAGTACGCAGGGGCCATCCCCGGCGGCTACCGTGGCATCTCCGAAAGCGTCCCGGGCGACCGGGCTGCGGCGTGGCGCGCGGCGGGACAGGTCGGTGAGCAGATTGGCGCGGCCGGGCAGCGGCTCACGCGCGACATCATCGCGGACCAGGAAGTCGAGAACGACTTCCAAGCCACCACGGCGATCAACGAGTTCTCTCGCCGCGCGAACGAGCGGTTCGTTCAGTACAGCGAACTGCAAGGCCGCGCTGCGGTGGACGGCTTCGGGCAGTATCAGACCGACGTGCGCGCCTTGCGCGACGAGGTGCTGGGTGGTGTGTCGAATGAGGTGCTGCGCCGCCGGCTGGCCGGGCGGCTTGAGAGCACCGCCGAGGGGTTGATCAGCGGCGGCCAGCGATACAGCGTGTCGCAGAACCGGGTGGCGCTGCGAGAGGCCACTGAGGCTGGGATCCAGAACGCCATCAACGCCGGTGTGGTGGGGCGCAACGACCCGCGTGTGTTTGCCGCTGCTTTGGCCACAAGCTTGGAGCAGGTGGACAACCTGGGCCGGCAACAGGGTTGGGATCCTGCCAAGTTGCAGCAGGAGCGCACGGCGCAAACCGGCCGCTTCTACTCGGCGACGATCGCCACCATCGCCGAGACGGACCCGCTGGCTGCCAACCGCATGTTCACCCAGGTGCGGGATCAGCTGGACGCGGCGTCGCAGATCCGCATCGCCAACATGCTCGAAGTGCCGGTGCGCGAGCGGCAGGCGCAGGACATCCAGCGCAACGTCACCACCCCGATGGACGACAGCCCTGAGGGGGTGCGCGCCAGGGCGTTCCGCATCGAGAACCCGGCAGGCGACGCCAGGGGCAACCCCACGTCGTCGGCGTCCGGCCCCGGGCAGGTGACGAACGGCCTGTGGAATGCCTACGCCCCGCGCCTTGGGCTCAGGCCCGAGCAGCGGAACGAGCGCGCCGCGCAGGAAGCCATCTGGGACGCCGTGCAGCTTGACGCGCGCCGCGCTGTCGGCCGCCCCCTGACGCCGGGCGAGCAGTGGGGCGTCTGGCATCTCGGCCAGGGCGGGATGCAGGCGTTCATCTCGGCGCCCCGGGATGCCGACGCCTTCGAGACGTACAAGGCAGCGGCCGGGGCGTCGATCGCCGAGCGCGCCTTCGCCACCAACCCAGGCACCCTGCGCCGTGGCATGACGGTCGGCCAGGTCCGGGACGCCCTGGACCAGAAGATGGGGCAGGGGCAGCCGCGTCAGGACAACGGCGCGATGCTGCAGGCGGCGATGCGGCAGGCCGGCGACGACCCGAAGCTGCAAGCCGCCGTCATGACCGAGATGAGCCGCTACTTCTCGGTGCTGAACGCCACCCAGGCCAGCGAGCGCGCCAACCTGGACCGGCGCGTGAACGAGTTGCAGCGCGGCCTGCAATACGATCCTAGCCTGACGATCCCCGAAGGCGAGATCCGCCGCTACCACCAGCCGCCCCAGGCTGAGGCGATCATCGACCGGCTGAACACCGCAGCCATCGCCGGCGAGATCGGCCGCGGCATTCAGTTGGCGACCCCGGAGGAGATCGACACCACCCGGGCCGACCTGGCTAGTGGGTCTGGCGCAACCTCGGCGGCGCTGCGCCTGCGCCGCGGCACGCGGATGGAGGGCGACACTGTACTCGAGGAAGATCGCGCTGGGGATGTGGCTGCCCGCGGCGACGTGCTTCGTGTCTATGACGAGCAGGTGGCGCGGCGGAACCAGCAACTCCGTGCCGATCCTGCACAATATGTCGTGGCCGCCGATCCGGCTGTGCGCGAGGCTGCCGCGGAGGCTGCTGCCAACCCGCGGGATGCCGGCGCGGCCGAGAGGTACGCTTACGCGACGGTGGCGGCGCAGGCGCGGCTAGGCGTTCCCGAGGCCGAGCGGCGCGTGATCTCCAAGCCGCAGGCGCTCGCCATCGTCGGCGACATCATGCGTTCCGACCCGGGCGACGGGACGCCACAAAACCCGGACGGCCCGGCGATCAGGATGCGCGGGCTGCAACAGCAGTGGGGCCGCGCCTACCAGCAGGTGTTCGGCGACCTAGTGCGGGACGGCAAGTTGCCCCCGGAGTACCAGGTGCTAGCCACGATCGAGAGCCCGATCGGCCAGGCCGACTTTGCCCGCATGATCGCCGCGGCGAACAAGGCCGGCGGCATGAACCGCCTGGCCGACGTGCTGCCCCGCGAGGCGCGCACCCAGATTGACAACGAGGTTGGTACCTACGCCGCCCCCTTCGTCCGCACGGCAACGGCGTCTGGGCAGACCGGCGGCGTGGCGCTGGCTGACGTGGTGCAGACCTCGATCAAGAACCTCGCCACCTACTACGCCATTCAGGGTGCCTCGCCGGGCGACGCCCTACAGCGCGCCACCGACCGCGTCTTGAACGACAAGTACGAGTTTCAAGGGACGATGCGCGTGCCGCGCTCCGTGGGGCTGGACCGTGTGATGCGGGCGCAGGCGACTGTCATGCGCGACCTGACGCCCGAGCGCATCGCCGACATCGACGGCAACCCCGCCCTGACGCCGGGCGACCGACGCAACACCGCATGGGCGGGGGCGCAGCGCGGCCAGTGGGTGCCGAACGAGGACGACACCGGCCTGATCCTGATGACGGACCTGCGCGACGGGGGCCGCACCCCGGCGCGGTGGTCAGGCACGGCCGGCGATCCTGAGCGGCCGTGGATCAACCCGGGCGGCCGGGTCGAGATCCTGTACAGCCGGATGCCCGAGCCGACGATCCGCGGCATCGGCAGCGGGCCGCGCGACGTTGTCGGCAACATGGTGGACGCCGAGAGCGGCGTGCTGATGCGCGAGGCGCAGCCGCAGCAGCCCGGCGACATCGGGCCGTCCCGCCCAAGCGAGCGCGCTCCCGCCCGGCCTGTGCAGCCTGGCGAGCGCGGCGCGCCGCGTGGCCGGGGTCGGTGGGAGGCGCCGCAGTGAGCGCCCCGGGCTTCATCACCGAGGGCGAGATCGGCAACACGGCCGCCGAGGCCCAAGGCACCGACCTGATCCCGTCCACCGGCGGTGAGGTGGCCGCGGCGACGTTCGGCCGCGCCCTGGCGATGAACCCCACATCGCGGCTGTACAGGCTGATCGACCGCAACACCGCGCCCAACCCGCGCACGATGCAGCCGGACGAACTGAACGAAATGTTCGGTGTCCCCGGCAAGCTGTCCTTCTCCGAGCCCACCACGATGGAGGTGGCGCGGGATCTGCACGACTACCACCGCGCCCAGGCGATCCGGGAGGACACCATCCGCCGATCGGGCGGGGGTGTCGGGTCTGGCATGGCCGCCAGCTTCGGCATCAACGTGGCGGCGACGCTGTTGGACCCGCTCAACGTCGCCTCGGCCTTCATCCCCTTCGTGGGTGAGGCGAACCTTGCCGCGCGCTTCGGTGGGGCGGCTGCCGGTGCGCTGGGGCGGCTGGGGGTGCGGGCGGCCGAAGGGGCGGGGCAAGGCTTCCTGGGTGCGGCCGCGCTTGAGCCGGCGAACTACTGGCTCTCCCGCCAGGACCGCGACGACTACACGATGGGCGACGCGATGCTGAACCTCGCGTTCGGCACCGTGGCCGGCAGCTTCCTGCATGGCGGGCTTGGTGTGCTGCGTGACGCCCGGCGCGGCCTGCCGGATTGGGCCCCCGAGAGCAACGCCGCGGCCATCCGCCAGGCGACGGCGGCGATCGCCGAAGGGCGGCCCGTCATGGCGGCCGAGGCAGCCGAGTTCACCGCCGCGCGCCGGGCGCGGGAGGATCTTGAGGATTGGTACGGCCGACTGCGCACCCAGGACGAGCGGGTCGCCGCGGCCGAGGCGTCTGTCGAGACGCGCGGCGTGGCGCTGACCGAGGTTCAAGACACGCTGCGCACCTTGCGCGCCGAGGCCGACCAGCTTTCCCGGGAGCGGCAGGCCGCCGAGATCCAGGGCACCATCCGCGGCCTGCATCATGCCCAGCGCGTCGAGTTCCGCGACATCGAGGCCAAGCTGGCAGATCCGGCGACCCCGATGGCCGAGCGGATGGAGTTGGAGATCCGCCGGCTTGACCTGCTGGACGAAGCGTCGTCCAACGGCACGCGGCCCAACCAGGAGCTCGAAGCCGCCAGGGACGCGGCGCAGGCCGAAGGGCTTGGCCGCGTCGAGGCCGGACTGCGCAGCAAGATTGCCCAGACAGAGCGCCGCTTCTGGGACGCGGCCCGCCGCGCCCAGGCCGCCGACCAGGCGCTTCGCCGGGAGCGCAGCATCCTGGCGTCCAAGGAAGCCGTCACGCTGGCGATGGCCGAAAAGACGGTGCGGCGGCTTGCCTTCCAGACCGGCATCGTCCTTGAGCCCGGCGAGGCTGCGGCGATGGCCAGCCGCTTCCTGCACGGGGCGGCCCGCAACGCTGACGACGCGGCCAAGCAGTTGCAGGCCGACATGCTGTCGGCTGGCGCCCGCGGCACGCCGGCCGTGGTTGATGGCGTCGAGATCCGCCCAGACATCGAGATCATGGCGCGCACCCTGCGCGGCCTGACCGAGCGTGAGATGCAGGCTGAGAACGCCTTGCGCGACGGGCTGCGCGTCACCGAGGACGCCGCCGACATCCGGGCGACCCGCGCCAACGAGGCGCAGATCGCCGAGGCCCCGAAGCTGGACACCGGCAATCTGGCCGACGAGATCACTGATGCGCAGGATGCCGTGAAGCGTCTCGAGGACGCCCTGGCCGCCGAGGAACGCGCAGCCGCGGCACAGGCGAAGGCAGAAGGGCGCGAGCCGCCAGCGCCAGACCGTGGCGTCGAGTATGCCGACGAACTGCGCAAGGCCGCCGACAGCGACGCCAAGGCGTACGAGGCCGCGGCCATGTGCGCGATCGGGAGGCTGTGATGGCCCGCGCGCCCACCTCGTACAATCAGTGCCTTACCGCGGTCGAGACAGCCGCCGGGAGGGAACTGAAACAGGATGAGCTCGAGCGCATCTTCGACAAGCTGCAAGGCCGTGTGCGCCGCTACACCGCTGGCGGCCTGTCCGAGACGGACGCCTACGTCCGGGCCGGCAAGGAACTCGGCGACGAGATGCGCCTGCAAGGCGTCATCGCCAAGCGGAACCAACTGATCAACGTGGCGCGTCGCCGCGAGCTTGAGGGCCGGCTCCGTGAGGGGTCTGAGGCCGCCGATCTCCGCGCCCTGATCACTGGCCGGGAAGGCACCGCAGCCAAGGGTGGTGTGGCGAACAGCACCGACGCCAAGGTGCACGGCCTGTCCGCGCAGGTGCTTGGCCCCTTCGTGGCTGAACTGCGCCAGGTGCCGGGCTTGGTGAAGGTGCTGGCGCGCGGCGACAAGGTGTTCGACCGGGACGTGATCCGCGAACTCTGGTCGATCGAGAGCGGCGGCAAGCCGGCCACCAAGAACGTGCTGGCCCGTCAGGCCGCCGAGATCATCAACCGGGCGCAGGAGAACGTGCGCCTGCTGCAGAACGACGCCGGGGCCTGGATCGGCAAGCTGGACCACTACGTCACCCGCCAGTCGCACGACATGGACAAGGTGCGCGGCACACTCAAGGACGCGAACGGCAAGTGGGACGCCGAGGCCAACTTCCGGGCCTGGCGCGACGCCATCCTGCCGCGTCTGGACGAGCGCACCTTCGACAGCCTGGACGAGATCACCCCAGTCAAGGTGGACGGTTTCCTGCGCGGTGTCTGGAAGGGGCTGGCGACTGGCGTGCACGACCGGGCGACGGGCGCGGCCTGGGGCGAGGTGGGCGCCGGCACCGGCCCGGCGAACCTTGCGCGTCGCGTCAGCCAAGAGCGCAAGCTGCTGTTCAAGGACGCCGACGCCTGGGCCGACTACAACGACCAGTTCGGCAAGGGCTCGCTGTTCGACAGCGTGCGTTCCGGTCTTGAGACGGGCGCCAGGAACACGGCGCTGATGCGTGACTGGGGGCCGAACCCAGAGGCGATGTACAAGACGGTGGTGAACGCGGCGAAGGAGCGCGCGGCCGACCGGGCCGACGTCGCCGCCGTCGATGCGCTGAACAGTACCTGGAACGATCGCATCTTCGACGTGGTGACAGGCAAGGCCGCCATCCCGGCCGGCGCCACCGCTGCGAAGATCACCGCCGTGGCGACCGCGCTGCAGACGCTCACCAAGCTTGGTGGCGTGGTGCTCTCGTCCATCCCGGATCTCGCCAACACGGCCGCCACGCTGCGCCACAACGGCGTGCCGCTGTTCGAGAGCTACGGCAACCAGCTTGCGTCCCTACTGCCCAAGAGCGCGGCCAGGAAGGAAGCGGCGGCGATGGCCGGTGTCGGCATCGACGGCGTGCTCGGCAACATCGCGTCGCGCTACACCGCCGTGGACGGGATGCGCGGCACGGCCGCCAAGCTGGTGGACACCTTCCACAAATGGAACGGGCTTGAGTGGTGGACTGAGAGCATGAAGTTCGGTGTCGGGTCGATCCTGACGCACAACCTCGGCCGCCTCTCGTCGCAGTCCTTCGACAGCCTGCCCGGCGCGCTCAAGGTGACACTGGGCCGCTACGGCATCGACGCGGCGCAATGGGACGTGGCGCGCACAGCGACGCGCACTGTCGAAGGCAAGGCGATGCTCCTGCCTGCGCACATCGACGACGCCAAGGTGCGCTCGGCCTTCCAGACCTACGTGTCCGATCAGGTGCGGGAGGCGATGAACGAGCCCGACGCATACGCCCGCACGCTGGCAACCTGGGGCACCCAGGCCGGGACCGCGGCGGGCGCGGCCGTCCGCATCCTGATGCAGTTCAAGTCGTACCCGATCACCTTCATGCGCCGGACGCTGAACCGCGAGTTGAACCGCAACGACGGCATCGACGTGGCTGGCATGGCGCATCTCGTCGTCGGCACGACGCTGCTGGGCTACGCGGCGATGGAGATGAAGAACCTGGCGCGCGGCCGTGATCCTCGCACAGCCAACGCCGACAAGCCGGGCGATTGGGCCAAGATCGTCGCAGCCGCGATGGTGCAGGGCGGCGGCCTGGGACTGTACGGCGACTTCCTGTTCGGCGACAGCAGCCGCATGGGCGCCGGCCCGGTGCTGTCCCTGGCGGGGCCGACAGCCGGCACGCTGGACGACGTGGCGCAGGAAGTGCAGCAGCTTCGCAAGTGGCTGGCCGAGGGCGACGCCCGTGCCGGCAAGGATGCCCGCACAGGGGCGCTGCGCCTGCTGCAAAACAACACACCATTCGTCAATATGTTCTACACCAGGGCGCTGATGGATCATCTGATCTGGCATCGCTTGCAGGAAGCCATGAACCCTGGCTACCTGCGCCGGTACGAAGAACGCATGAAGCGCGAGCAGGACACCACGTTCTGGCTCCGTCCCTCCGACAGCCCGTATAGGTGACACCATGACCGTCATCAACGACACCACCCGCGTCACGGTGACGGGCAACTCTGCCACCACCGTGTTCAACTACGACTTCATCATCCCGAGCCAGAGCGATGCGCAGCTTTGGCTGGTGGACACGTCGGTCACGCCGAACACCCAGGCGCTTGTTCTGTCGAGCGCGTGGTCGATGACGGGCGCCGGCAACCCCAACGGCGGCACGTTCACCTATCCTCTCGTCGGCTCGCCGATCGACAGCGACCACCAACTCGTTCTTGAGCGCACGGTGCCCTACACGCAGCCCTTCGCGTTCAGGAACCAGGGGCCGTACTACCCGACCAACGTGGAGAGCGCGCTCGACTGGCTCGAGTACCAGATCCAGCAGCTTGTCCGCGGCCTGAGCCAGACCATCCAGATCAGCCTCGGCAGCGGCGCGACGATCGTGCCGGTGCCCAACACCTTCTTCTACTTCGACGACAACGGCGACCTGACGTTGATCACGGTGGCCGAGTTGATCCAACTCCTCATCGACGGCGGCCTGATACAGGCGCTGATTGACGCCGGGCTGGTCAACGCGCTGATCGTGGACGGCGACCTGATCAACGAACTGATCAACAACGGGCTGGTGACCGCCTTGACGCCGTATTTCGGCGGGGGCGGCGCCGGCGGCGCGTACGACCTGGCGTTCGACTTCGGCCAGACCAACCCCGACGCCGGGGCGCGGCTCGTCATCGCCATTCCGCGCGATGTTGAGTTCGCTGCCGACTTCTCCGGGTCGCAGGCATCTAGCGGCGCGGCGCCGGTGAGCGACGCGGTGTTCGCCGTGTACAAAGGGCACGGCGGGACAGACACGCAGATCGGCACGGTGACCGTGGACAACACCAACACCGTCACCTACGCGACGACAGGCGGCGTCGCCCAGACCGTAGTGAGCAGTGTGGACAACTACGTGTACATCGACGCCCCCGACCCGCAGGTGACAGACCTGGAAGGGGTGTCGATCACACTCAAGGGCTCGTTGGTCTGATGCCGATCCTCGTCGCCAGGAAGAGTACAACGGCACCTGCGCCGACGTACGATCAGTGGCAGGTATTCATCATCGGGTGCGTCCCGACATCCGGCGTCACCAACCCGCAGATCGCGCTCATCGAGATGGCCGCAACGCCCGGCGGCCCGAACCTGTGCACAGGCGGAACCGTCATTTCTTCCGGCGCGTGGAGCGGCCTGAACCCGCCGAGCAATGCGTTCGACGGCAACCTTGCGACGTACGCAGCGTGGAACATCGACGCATCGTCGGCAGGCATAGTGGCCAGCATAGGCTACCAGTTCGCCACGCCGGTCTCCATCGGAGAGATCCGCCTGTGGGCATCGACGACACCGGACACGATGGTGCAGGCTTTCGTCGTCGGCCGCGGCACCGGCGGCACGTACACCTACTCTGACATCACGATGTCGCTCTCCGCATGGTCGTCGAACGAGGAGCGAGACTTCACGGTCCCCACGTTCGCCACGTCGTACACACAATCCACGGCGCGCATTTGGGGCATCACCAGAAGCGGCTTCAACGACATCGGCAACGTGTTCTTTCGGGCCGTCAGCGGCGGCGCGACGCTCGCCACTGGCGGCACCAACATGGACGACAACGAGACGAACGGCACCGTTCCTGGCCGCTATCTGTGGGACAGCAACGACGGCACGCGATGGCTGCCGGCCGGCACGGCATCATCGAGCGCGTGGTATGTGTTCCCCACCGCGCCGGATCCCGCGTACATGGCGCTCCAAGCGTTCGGGGCCGGCGGCGGTGCAGGCGCTCCGTCAGCGTGGACTGTGTGGTGGTCGCCAGACGGCATCAACCGAACGACGGCGCTCACTGTGACCGGGCAAACCGGGTGGGCATTGGGCGAAACGCGAGAGTTCGCCATACCATAAATGGAGACACGGCGTTTAGTTTCGTGCTAAATGTCTCAAGTGTGCAACTCATTAGACACGCGCTCGCGAGGCTGATAAGAACAGGAGGCTCGTTGTGAACATCCACCCGGCGTACTTCGACGACCCTGATCTTGGAGTGCCTATCATGGCTGCAGCCGACGATGCGCGACTGCTGGGCTCTCTTGTCTCCCGCATGGATGCGCTCGAGAAGGCACAGCTCCGCATCGAGGGAGAGCAGACACGGATGGCCGGGCGCCAGGACGACATCATTGACAACCTGCACGCCATCCGCAGCACGATGGACCGGGCGGAAGGCGGCCTGACCGCGGGCAAGTGGGTCGCTGGCTTCCTTGGGCTGGGGTCGATGTCCGGCATCGTCTCCTTCTTCGCTTGGCTAGGCAGCCTGACGAAGCACTAGCCGATGAGCGACGCGCCCCCCGCCGAAACTCAGAAGCAGCATTGCGACAAGGATCGCTTCGACAGGCTGCTCGTCTCCATCGTCGCGCTGCTGCTCTCCCTGATATGCTTCGTCCTGCTCGTCGTGTACGACATGCCGACCGAGCGGCTGGCGATCTTCGGTCCCTTCCTCGGCTTGATCTTCGGCTGGGCCGGTGCGTGCGTCAGCTTCTACGTCGGGTCGTCGCAGGGCTCGGCGTCGAAGGAAGCAACCCTCGCCAAGCTGGGGCGCCAACCATGACCGTGCTGCTCGGCCTGCTCGCCAACCCGCGCGTTGTGATCTGCCTGTTCATCGCCGTGGTGTTGGCGCTGGCAGGTTGGCACTTCTACAGCCAGGGCCGCGCGAGCGCCGAGCATGAGCAGGCGGCCGAGGCGCTGGAACAGGCGCACGAAGCGGAAAGGGCACGACGCAATGCGGACACTGCTGCTTCTCGGCCTGGCGCTGCTGAGCGCCTGCGCAACGACTGGACCCGCGACTGATCCATGCGCCGGCTGGCGTGCCATCTACGTCAGCCACCAGGACGTGCTGACTGACGGCACAGCCCAGCAGATCGAGGCGCACAACTTGGCAGGACGTTCCCGCGCCTGCTGGTGATCCCGCCTGTGCGCGGGGCCTTGGGGGCGAGGGACCAGCGCGGCACAGCGGGCGGGAAGGGCGGCCGGGTGTGTTCGACATCCGGCCGCCCGGTCCCTAGCCGAGTAGCTTCTTCATGTCTGGTGCTTCTCTCGGTGGCGGCATGTCGGCTGGTGGCAGTCGGAAGGCGAGCAGCTTGCTGGACTTGGTGACGCCGACCATTTGAAATCCCGCCTTCTGCCACGTCCAACCCCACACATCCTTGCCGCGCACCTTTGTCGGTTTTACGTGCTTCCTGTCCAGGAAGGTGACCATGCCGATCTCGGGCGGATCGCCATAATGGTGTCGTGTGGCGGCCACGGCGTCACGGATCATCTCGGACGCCACGCCAGCTCCTTCATTCCGAAACGCCGAGCACATCCAGGCACCAGCCCAGGCGTGGCGCACGTATTCAGCGAAAGGCCACGATGTAACCCAGAACGCTTTGCCGCTGATGGTGTGCGCGTAGAGCACGAAACACCGACCCGGCGGCACGAACTGCTTGCTGTCCGGCTTCTGGCGGTTGTAGTGCCGATCGGCGAGTTCCTTGGCCCGAGCATCGGCGCGGTGCGAAACCTGCCAAATCATCGCAACAGCACCATCATCACGCCGCCTTCCTCCCTGCACACCACCACGCTTCCATCTTCCAACGTCACGGGCTCAGCGAGGTAGGACTGGATCCGCTGCTTGAGCAGATCGCGGGGCAGCTTCTCGAACAGCGGATCGCCACCCTTCAACAGCGCGGCAGCGTCGTTCAGCTTCACGCCTGCTTGGCCGCGGGTGTGGATCATTCCAGCCGCCAGGGTGCGGGCCATCAAGGACTGCAGGTGCTGGGTGCGGACGTGCATGTCCGTCTGCTCAAGCGCGGCCACCTCCTCCCCGTTCCACAGCTTGACCGGGACGCGACGAAGCCAACGGGTGTTGTCGTCGGGCGGCCCGTAGTTCTCCTTGGCGTGGTCCAGCCGCAGCAGCATCTTCCTCTCGGCGGCCGTCATGCCGTAGTGCTGCGCATCCTCGTCGTCCGGGTTGTACAGAGTGAAGGTGATGCGTGCGCTGTCCTTCACCGCGCCGGCGCCCTGGCCGCTGTCAGCGTTGCCGGCCCGCTTCCCCAGCCCGGATGGCTTCGAGGTGTGGTGCGCCAAGAGCACGGCGATCTCGGCTTCCTCGGCGATCGTCTCAAGCGTCTCCATCACGAACGTCATGGCCACGTTGTCGTTGCCGTTCATATTGTGCAGCTTGTTCAGGGGATCCAGCGCGGCCATCACCACCTCCGGGTCGGAGCAGGCAGCCACGAACTCCCGCACAGCCTCGGTGACGGTCGGCGCGGCCGATGTGCCCGCCACGAAGCGCACCTTGGACGGCGGCCCACCCTTCTGCCGCTTCCCCGAGACGAGCCGCACCCGCCGGGCCACCTCATCGAATGGCAGGTTGTGCGTCGTGCATATGGCGTGCAGCCGCATCGACATTTCGTTCAAGTCGTCCTCGGCGTTGTAGATCACCGACTTGGCCGGGCGGCCCAACATGTTCTTGAAGTTGAGGAAGTCGGCCCCGACCGCCAGGTGGGCCGCCGCGGTGAGCGACAGCAGGCTCTTGCCGATACCGCCGGGGGCGAGCAGGGCGGTGATGCTCCCTTGCAGCAGGAAGCCACGCAGGACGTGCGGGCGGGGTGCCAGGGCGGTCAGGGGCAGAACGTTGCCCCAATGCCCGTTGATGGCCCCCTGCAGCGCCGGGACCGCGGCGGCCATCGGGGGCGGCTCGATCAGGATGGCGCCGGCGAACTGTTGGGCTGGGTGCTTCTGGCCCGGCGGGTTCTGGGCGTAGAGGTAGGCATTGGCCACGATGGGCATCATGTCGTCATGCGAGATGCCGCTGCGGGCCGCCCACCCCTCCATCAGCGCCAGACAGGTCGCTTCGGACACCCCGAGCTCCCTGACCGCGCAGGCCAGGCGGTACGTCTGATCGCTGCGTTCGCCTTGGATCGCCTCCGGGGTGCGCGCCACGCGCTCCTGGGCTGCCTGGATGGCCGCCGGGGTGTCCAGGTCCACCAGCGGCACGTCAGCCGCCTCTGCGCGCATCCCTGGCGGCTTGCACCGGGCGACGATGTGCGGCGGCGCAGGCGCGAGCGGCAAGTCCAGGGCGATCTCATAGCCCTTGCCGTCGATCAGCGATCCAGGCGCCACCACGTAGCCGTTGTGGCTGCGAATATCCAAGCCCTGGCCGAGCGCCCCGGCCGACAACCCTACGTCAGCGCCCGTGTAGTAGAGGTGGAAGCCGCCGCTCCTGGTCTTGACGGTCAGGGTGTCCCATTCGCCGTGAAGCGCGGCCCAGGACGCAAGCCCAGCTCGGTCCTTCTTCACGTCGATGTCCACCACCAACATCCCGGTGGTGCAGATCCCGACGTTGTACTTGCTCCCTTCCCACAACGCGCGGATTTGCGCCGCGTCCGTGGTGGCCCAATCAGGCCAGCCTTCGTACGCGGGCTTCTGGCTGTTCTCCACCAGGGGAAAGACGCGAAAGCCGCGTCCGGCCCAATAGAGCGCCGCATCGAGGAAGGGGTTGGACATGGCGATCAGCCGTCAAGCGTGACCATCCTGTACGTACCTCGCATCACGCCAGGCACGATCCGATATCCACGATGCACGAGTTTCTTGTTGAGCCTGCTGATGATAGGTCCAAGCCGCATCTGCTTCTCCCGATGGCTGAACCTGCCTGTGCCGACCCTGGCGTACAGCCTGGGGATCGAAACCTCCGTGCCGCGGCGAAGCATGTGCAGCAACGCGAGCTGCATCGTGCTGCGCGTCTCAAGCATCACTTCATCCACCGCGGGCAGCGACCTGTAGCGCCGGCGGTTCCTGGCACCTTTTCTACTTGGCATAGCGCGGTCCATCCCACCCAGCGGCAGCGAGCGGGCAGCCCGGCAGCCACGCAGGGTTCGTTGACATAATCGCTGCGAGCTCGTCACCCGACCCGTGCCAGGCTTCGCTCTCGGCCAGCACTTCGTCGTGGACGTGCATGACGATCGGATAGCCGGCGGCCTCGGCGCGGAACATCCCGTCAACCAGCACATCCCGCGCAGTGCCCTGGACGATGTGGTTGAACTGCATCCCGCCATACAGCGTGAAGCTGCCCCACCGCTTCTTCTCACCGTCGTACCCGTCGTAGTCCACACGGCGGCGCTCCCGCATGTGCTCGACGCCGCCTTGCGCGATCAGCGCCGCCCACTCTTCGGGAAGGTGTTGGTTGTGCAGGACGCGGCTGCCGTCCGGCATGTCGATCCACCGCTCGATCGCCAGGACGACGCGAGGCTTGCAGTAGGACAGCACCCGGCCGCTGGGCAGGCGGCACCACAGGAAGCCGCGCGCAGACACGTAGGCGACGTGGCCGTTCAGCGTGTGGACGATCTGGCCGGGGTTGGCGGTCGCTTCGATCGCTGCGTCCTGCAAGTCCCACCAGCCCTGAACGATGCCAGCGTGCTGCTCGCGCCACCCCTGCACGATCGTCTTGACCGCAGCCCACTGATCCAGCGGCAAGCCGTGCTTGTCGGGCGCCTTGGCGTACTTGTTGCACCACTCGGCGAACCGCTCGAACGACACGGTGCGGATGATGGGCACCAGATCGCCCGGGTTCAGCCCGTAGTTCTTGCCCATCGAGATGAAGCTGCCGACGCTGCCCTGGTAGCCGAGCGCCAACTCCATCACCTTGCCGATCTGGCGCTTCGCCTTCTGCCGCTTCACCTCGGCTGGATCCTCACCGAAGGCGCGGCCGTAGGCGACGCAGTATAGGTCGGCACCAAGCCCGGCGTCGTACGCACCGAAGGCATCCAGCTTCCATTGCTCGCCACCAAACCACGCAGCGAGCCGGCCTTCGATGTTCGACAGGTCGCAGCCCTTCAGCGTGTGGCCGGGCTCGGCGATGATCATGTTGCGCAGCGTCTTGGCCAGCGGCGCCATGGCCGAGCCGAACAACATGCGCAGCATGTCGTGCGCGCCTTCAACGTCGTGGCGCAGCAGCACGTCGGTGGCCAGGGAGATGTCAGACCCGTCGCGCTCGGGGTCCACGCGGTACAGGTTGTGCGGCTGCCACAGGCGACCGGCCCAGCGGCCCGACGACGCACCGTGGTACTGGAACAGGCCGCGCGCCCGATCATCTCGGCACATCGTGTGCAGCATCGCCGTGTACTTGGCGGTGGAGGTGCGGCCGGCGTCAGCGCGCAGCGTGATCGCCTGGCGCACCACGTTCGGGGCGTCGCTGGCCACGTCGAGATCGCCAAGCACTTCATCGGCTTCATCCATCACGCCGGCTTGCTTGTCCTTGGCGATGCTGTCGCACTTAACGCCGAGGCTTCTGATCCACTCGACGAGCGCCTTGGTCTGGCTGCACTTCTTCACGGCGCCGCCGGTGACCTTCGCCATCTCGATGTCGAGCATCGCCTTGGCGTGGTCCCGCACCTTGATCGCGTGTTCGATGGCCGCGCGGTCCAGCTTCACGCCGCGGTCGTTGATCGTCTGATCGAGGATCCACACCCGCCGCTCGCTCTCGGAAAGCGGAGGCGCGAGCCCGTCGAGTTCTGTCTCAGTGACGACATCTTGATCACAGTAGTCGCCAAGGCGTGCTACAAGGAGAGGGTCGTCCCACCAGACGTATTCGACAGACGTGCTCATCCTAGCAACTCCGCCAGATCGGGGGCGGCGAACCGAGTGCGCAACTCGGCGAGGTAGGCATGATCTCGCTCGACCAGCACAGCAGAGAAGCCTTCGGCCTGCGCCGCCACGCCGGTTGTGCCGCTGCCGGCGAATGGGTCCAGTACCGTGCCGCCCGGTGGTGTGATCATGCGAACAAGCCAGCGCATCAGCGCGACAGGCTTGACGGTCGGGTGTTTCGACCCGGCACGATCTTCCTTGCCCGCCTTGGCCGAATAGAAAAACCTGGACGCCGTGCCGCTGTCACCCCGTGGCGTCATCGGGTCGTCGGCCCGATCCATCTTCCCGTACACCTTGCGAGTGCGCGCACTGTCCGTGTTGCTGCTCGCCGTGCCGAGTTGGCCAGGTCGCTCGCCGAACGCCGCGAAGGCGGCCTCCACTTCGTCGCTGCCGTCGTGGACGACGTTGGCAGGCCAGCGGCCGACATACGTCTTAGGCTCGCCTTGGGTGCCGCCGGGACGCAAGAGGCCCGGCGCGGCACCCAAGGCGTTTCCGTTGCAGGGCGCCAGAGATGTGAAAGCAGCGACACGCACCTCGTCACCTATCCGGCACTTGTCAATGTTCAGCGCCCCTGTGCCGTGCGCCAGGACGTTCTGTGCCACCGTGCCGGCCAGGGGCTTCCGCGCCAGGATGATCGGCTCCCAGGCCGGCTTCAGCGCCGTGCCCCAGCCTTCCCAGGCGACGGCTTCGGGCAGTGTCACGGTGACCTTGCCGCCGGACCATCCGCTGTCCGCCTTGTCCGCCATCGTGCGGCGCGACGACTCCTGCCATTGCGCACCGGGGGCGGATGCCACACCAGTTTCCGCCATCAACGCCGGATCGCGCGCCGAGAAGCGCGAACCCCCGGTGCGGAGATGCGACTCTATGGCTCGCGCCGCGTCATGCGACTTCGGGAACCCGGTCCCGTAGAGCCACATAAGCGTGTCGCGGATCTCGAAGCCGGCATCCTCGATGGCGACGGCCATGCGGTGGAAGGTGCGCGTGCCGCCGAAGGCCACCAGATGGCCGCCCGGCGGCAGCAGGTCGAAGCACCGACGCCAGGTCGCCACGTCGAACGCGATGCCCGTGCCATCCCACTCCTTGCCCATGAAGCCGAGTTCGTACGGCGGGTCAGTGACGATGGACTGAAAAACGCAACCAGCGTCGCGCCAGCCAGCCATGACTTCCCGACAGTCGCCGCCGTAGATGTTGATCACGACTTCACCGCCCGCGGCCTAGCCATCTTCATCATGAGCGCGTTGCCGGCCATGTCCTTCTCGGCCCGCGCTCCGAGCACCTTGGCTGCGATCTCGAGGGATTGAGGAATGGCGAGCGTGGCGCATCTCGACATCGTGCAGTCCTGTTGCTCAATCCTGAGCGGCGGCCAATGAGGCACGACCCGATCACGCAGCAACCCGTTCCACACGGCGCGCTCGAAAGCAGCGTTGTGCACCTTCACGATCCCTCCGCGCGCGACGTGTTCAAGCAAGGGGGTCGGATCAGGATCGCCAGGGTGCCATCGGTGCACCGCCAGCTTTCGCCGATCCTGGTCATCATGCAGCGCCCACGACATCATCCACACGCGGGTCGATGGATGCTGCACGTACGGATAAACACCCGTCTTGCGCAGATCCACCGCACTCGCAGTCTCGAAGTCGTGGCAGGCGACGATCATGTCAGCAGGATCATCACCCCGGCCGCTGCCGCCACGGCGATCAGCGAGCCCGCCACCAACAGGTCGGTCCATATATCCCGCTGCGGCTCGCTGCTCTTGGTGAAACAACGCCAGACCATCGCCGTCTCCGGTGTCAAGGGGATGTGCCGCTCGGGCTCTGGGTACGCCGGCCAGCGCGGGGCGCTGAACGGTGCGTGAGGATCCGGGGCCATCGTCATCCCAGCAGCTTGCTCATGTCGAGCGGCGGGGCCGGCGGTGCGAAGGCCGGGGGAGCAGGTGGCGCGACGCTGGTGGGCGGCGGCATGAAGCTGCTGGGCGACGCGCCGGCACCGAACTGCCCGGCAGGGTCGAACTTGGCATCGACGTTGACGCCGGCGAACTGCGTGGCGGGATCGGGCGCCCCGCCCGCCAGCTTGCTGTCGTCGGCGATCAGCATGACGCCCTGCAGGCCGAAGCTGACGCCCTTCTTCGGCCGCGGCGGGTTCTTGCCGAAGGTGTAGATGTTGAAGTTCAGCAGCGCCCAGACGCCGGCATACACCCGGTTCTCGTCCACGATGGGGTTCATGGCCGGATCGACGATCTGCGGCTTGTACTGCGTGGTCATGCGCAGGAATGGCAGGCCGGGGGTGTAGCCGGTGTACTGCTGCTTCTCGCCCTGGTCACGCCACCCCGGCTGGTGCAGGCCGAACGGCTTGCCCTGCGGGTCGATGTTGTGGGGGAACTCCTGGCGCAGCAGGGCGTAGATCTCGGGCCAGAGCACGGCCTGCAACTGCTCCATCGAGCCGGGCGGGCAGAGCGCCGTCACCTCGTACGTCGGCGTCGCCTTCGGCGTGCCGTCGTCGTTCTTGTTGTTCGGGTTCGGCTTCATCAGGTGCACGAAGGCGAGGCGTACCGGCATGGAGCGGAACGTGCCGTCCGGTTGCTTGGTCAGCGGGTTTGCCGCCACCATACGCTGCACCCAATCGGGCGCGATCTTGCTGTCCTTCATCATGGTCAACGGTCCTTCCAGGGAGACGGTGGGTCGGATACGGCGCGTGCGAGCCGCATGAACGCGATCTCGAACTCGGTGCGGGAGATGGCGGCCTGACGCTGGCACTCTCCCTCGGGCAGCGCGTCGCGCACATCCTTGACGAGTTTCGCCGTGGCGATCTCGTGCTCAAGCACGCGGCGCAGCAGTATCTCGTGCTTCATCGCGGATACTCATCCTCGGTGCGCGACGCCGGCGCCGGGTCGTACGCCTGCGGCACGGCGCCGAGCCTGGACTGGCGCCAGACCATCATCTTCCGGGCGAGATCCCTGGCTTCCTGCACCTTGGCCTTGTCGCTGGCCGGGTGGTCGCCGCGGCGGATGCTGCGCTCCCTGCGGAACGCCCAATCCAACACGATGTCCGGCGCCTGGGGATCCCGCGCCAGCAGCACGAACATCGGTTCGTCTGGCGCGGCCTTATCGTATGCGTCGTACTCGCCGGGCTCGCTTTTCGTACCCATCGCAATCTCCTATTCGGGTGGTAGGATATTCACGCCCTTGAAGGCGTCCAGCCGGCTTGCCGCCGGGCGTGGGTCGGTGTCGGGGACGAGCACCAGGGTGCCACTTTCGGCCCGCGGCGCAAGCCATGCCAGCTTTTCCTTAGCCGATCGCACAGCCGCTTCCTGCTGCCCCGGCGCAGCGCCCGCACGCACCGCCTCGGTCACGACCTTCTCTGCCTCGGTGATCGTGATGGGCTCGGCGCGCAGGAACCTTTCCGGATTAAGTCCGGTGACCGCCGCAAGCTCTCCTGCGACAACCTGTGGTTCGGCCTTCCATTTCCTGGTAGCCCTGGCCTGCACCAACTTGTGGCCCGGCACGGACTGCCCACCCATGGCGCGGCGATGCATGTGGTTCTCGACTGCCTTGAGCCAGTCGCGCAGCATGTCAGCGTGCCGCAGCACGTAGAGAAGCCGATCGTCCGTCATCTGCTCCGGGGCGATCGGCTTCTCCTGCACCTGCTCGACGCCAGCGCCGGGGCCGTGAGCCACCGTCAGCGCGGCCGACACCCTGGCCGGGCAGGAGATGTCAACCGGACAGTGCAGGCAGTGCTCTCCGGGGATCCTGGGCGCATTGGGCTCGACGGAGGCGCGGATGGCTGCCTCAACCTCAGCCTGGAACTCAACGAGTTCGACGCCGTCGCACGACCACGTACGCACCACACCATCGTGGTGCCACGTCACACGAGGCTGGATGACGACTAGGTTCAGTTTGCGCACACCTCGGGTCCACAGCAGGCCGCAGGCATTGAACATCAACTGCGGATTGCGCTCCACCTCGACGGGACGCATCCCGTACTTGAACTCGATCGCCCAGGCTTCCGCATCCTCGGGGTGGTACACCATCAGGTCGGCGATGCCAGCCACCTGATCGGGCGGCAGGATCGTCTGCGGAAAGGCGAAAGGTGTCTCGACGTACAGCTCGGTCGGCGTGCCCGGGTTCTGCAGGGCGATGCCTTCAAGAACATCCATGACGACATCGGACGCGGCCTGCATCTCTGGCGTCACGCCGCCAGGCTTGGCTTCACGACCCAGCCTGTACGCCACCAGCGCGTGAGCGATCGTCCCTTCCGCCGCGGCCTCGGACGGCGTGTCCGGGGCGCCTTTCGCCGCCTCGATGCTGCCGGGGCAGGCAAGCCAACGGTGCACGTTGCTCGACCCGCGTGGAGCGTGCTGTCGTGCTTCCATCGTCCCCTCCCCCGGCGGCAGATCGAGATCAGGCCGCCTCGGCCATCATGTCCTGGTAGGCCAAGTGGTACACGGCGGGGTTCATCGCCGCGACCGACGCCGAGCCGTACTTGTCCAGGATGCGCTTGACCGCAGCCGGTCCCTTGTTGGGGTTCTGCGCCAGCGTGGCGGCGGCGTGCTTGACGTGATCGACCGTCCAGCCCTCGACCGCCTGACCGTGCTCGGCGACGGGCGCGGCGACAGGAGCGAGCGCAGCGACAGGGGCAGGCGCAGCAGCCGGCGCCGGGGCGGGCGCAGCGACAGGAGCGGCCACCGGGGCGGGAGCGGCGACGGGCGCAGCAGCCGGTGCCGGCTTGTTCGCCTTGGGCGCCGGGGCCGAGACGACCTGCGGGCCGCCGTTCATGATCTCGAAGATGCGGGCGGCAAGCCCGGGATCCTCGGTGGTGAAGGTGTACGAATGGGGCATTCTGTCTCTCCGGGTTGTGCACGAGACGTGCGGGTAACAAGTTAACCTATCAACTTGGCGAGATCAATAGCGTCCTTCTGCTGTTGCGGGAGAAAATCATAGGCGGCGGCGGTCATGGCTTCACGCAATGACGCGCCTTCCCCTACCTTCCAGCACGCACTGTTTCCAGAAAAACTCTCGCGCGCGTTGCCATTAAAGCGCGGGTCGGCGAGCCGCACACGCCACTCGCCGCTGGTGCTGGACTGGATGTTCCAGACGAGCCAGCCGCCAGCCTCAACCTGGGCGATGATCTGCTCGACGGTCATCCCAGCATCACCTCAAGCCCTGGCGTTGCGCCGGTGTCCAAGCCGCCCAGGTCGCGCGTCTTGCCGGCGATGATCTCGTTGATCGTCTCGTCGAAGCTGTTGGCCAGGGTCACGAACCGCACCGTGGTCTGTCGCGTCTGCCGCTGCCCCTGGATCCGCATGAGCGCCTGGTAGTTCATCCACGGCGCCCAATCAGCCTCGAGCATGTCGAGCGCGGCAGAGGTGGACAGGTCGATCGCCACGCCGGCCGCCCGGATGTTGCAGATCACGAAGCGAAAGCGTGGATCGGCGGCGAACGCATCCTGGATCGCCGTCCGTTCCTTCTCGCTGGTGTCGCCGACGATCATGCCACCCCGCATCCCGTGCTTCACCAGCACATCATGCACGGAGCGCAGGACATTGCTGTGGTGGCCGAACACCACGATCTTGTCGAGCCCACCTTCGAGCTCGCCCAGGAGCGCGTGAGCGTAGGGAGCGGCCTTGGCCTCGCCGATCAACCGGCGCAGCGTCGCCATGTACGGCGCGTCTAGCATCTTCATCGACTGGCCGCTCTCGAGGGTCGTCTTGATCGTGTCGTCCAGGCCGGGGTGTTGCATCAGCAAGTCCCGCACCGGCTGGGCGTCGCCGTCGATCACCCAGGTCGTGCAGTACATCGGCGGGAGATCGGGGCGCACTTCCTCAAGCGTGCGGCACAAGCTGTTGTTGGCGATCAAGGCGCGGAGCTCGGCCAGCATGTCCATCTTCGGCGCCTGGGCCGTGCCGTACGTCTTGGGCCTGCTGTTGAAGTAGCGCCGGCTGAACGCATCCTTGCCCAGCGGCATTACGCCGGTGTGCCGCAACCAAGTGTAGATGTCGAGCGGGTCGTTGGGGCTCGGCGTGCCCGTGAGCCACCAGGAGTATTCGCCCCACATCATCGCCCCGCCGGCGCCATCTGAGCGCGGCCCGAGCAGCGTTTCCGTCCGCTTGCTCTCGGGGTTCTTCATCATGTGCCCTTCGTCAAAATGGACGAAGTGCAACGGCTCGCACCGATCATGTAGATAGGGCGCCCAGCGCACCATCATCTCGTAAGACGTGACCAGCACGTCGAAGTGCCCGTTGGCCCAGGCGACGAAGTCGTGGATCGTCGAGCCTTTGGCCACCTTGCGGGTCTGCAACTCGAAGCGCCTGAACTCCCGGCGCCAGTTCTCTCGGGCCACGGCGGGCACGACGATGATGCCGCGGCTGTGGCCCAGGAGATCCATAGCCCGAATGAGTTGCGCCGTCTTGCCGACACGGGGCCGATCGAACAGGCCGCCGCGCTTGCGCTGCGCGAGCCATTGTGCGCCGTGTTCCTGGTAGGCGTGGAGAGCCAGGGGCATCTAGGCGTGCTTCTCCGCCCACAACGCCATCATCGCAGCCTCGGCACGATCAGGCCGCGGCACGACCTTGCCGGCCTGCGTCTCGTGCGGCCGATAGAACAGGTGTGCGTGCTGCGGAAAGAGATCCTGGGCTCGTGCCATCGCCCGAGCCTTGTCCTTTGGGGCCTTCATGTCTCGCTTCCAGGTGCCAGGGGCGACCTGGATGACGGACTTGCCCATCATCTCGACCAACATGACAAGGCATCCGTATCCGAAGCCGAAGCTGAACATGCCGGACTGGCCGGGCATCTGCCCGACCTTCTCGGCGACGATCTTGTCCACGCTGTGCAGATCGAACAGGCTGGTGACGAGCGTGCGGAGCCCGGCCCGGTCGATCATGCGGCGAGGCTTGCCGCTCACCTCGCCCATGATGACCGGCATGTCGTACACAGCCAGCGATGCCGGGATATCCGGGGCGGCCCACACGCCAGGGCGGGACGGTGTGCCAGACCGCCCCGTGACGCCCGGGGTCCACAACGCAATGGCGCCGTCGAGCCCCGGGTCAATGCCGATGTAGGTCGGCATCAGCGGCCGAGCTTGGCGAACGCCTGGGCCGCTTCCCGAAGCTGGGCTGCCCTGAAATCGCACTCCGTCATGTAGAGCCTGGCCTGCTCGGGCGAGATGCGCAGCCGGCCGACCTTGCCGTTGTGCCAGTTCGACAGCGTACCGCGACTGACGCCCAGCCGGCGGGAGAACTCGGCATCGTTCAGCGCCAGGGCGCGGGCGAAGGTGACGACAGCCTGCTGCGCGCCTTCGGGGCCTGGCGGGCTAGGTTCGGCCGCACTCCGGACAGGAGCGGCCGGGCTCGACGGAGGGGCCGCCGCAGTCTCGGCAGACGTAGCGGGCAAAGGGGGCGCGGGCGGCACCGGCACAGGCGGGGGCGGCGGGGGAGGCACCAGGACGACCGGCTCCACCTCGTCCACGATCTCGTCCGGGATCGCAGCGTCGGCGAAGTCCGTCTCGCTGCGCGCCTCGGCCACGGCGGGCGCGATGGCAGCGATGTCGTCGGCGACGATGCCGACCTTGGCCAGCCACTTGCCGCGGTTGACGGGCAGCGGGGCCTTGTAGGCGTCCCTGGCGGCCTTGGCGATCGCGTAGCCGCTGGCGCCTTCGTACACCATCGGGGCGAGTGCCGCGCCCATGCCGGCGTGCAGATCGGGCAGCGCATCCACCAGCGTGGCCAGATCGACCGGGTCGCCCATCATGTCGGCGAAGTCCCTGATCTCGGCGAACTTGGCGTCGATGGCCGCGCCGAGTTGAGTGGTGTGATGATCGAGCACGGCGCGGACCAGCAGCGCCTTCGGATCCTCACCTTCCACCATGATGCTCTCGGCTTCACGGATGACGGCGCGCTTGGCCGCATCGTCGAGCGTGCCGGGATCGAACTTGAGTTCCATGCGTTGGGGGCCTTTCAGGTAACAAGTTAACCATACAACGTGCACAGAAAGCGGGTCAAGGGTATCCGATGACATTCCGTGCGCGCTGAACCATCGGCGACACCGGCGGCCTTGGGGTGTGTTGTCCATGCCGCAATGCGAGTTCGACGACCGCAGCTTGCATGGCTTCAACCAGCATGGGGGCCAGCCCGTTCGCGGCGGCCGTGTCGATCAGACCGGCCAGGCGATCGATCGTGGCGAAGGGGTGGGGTGTGTCTCGAGGGCAGGGCGACGCGTCGCCGTAATCCCAGACAAGGCCGCACGTCATGCAGCGCACGTCGCCGGATACAGTTCGCACAGCGTCACACATGGGCGCCTCTCAGATCGGGGTTTGTCAGTCTGCGGGCCGGGACCGAACCCCGGCCTTGATTGCGTCTTTGCGAGCGTGGCGGCTCTAGCTTCCGGCTCCTAACGGCGACGCCGCAGATTGGGGTTTACGAGAATAGGTGCGGGTGGTTCGCCCGCGCCACGTAGGGCAGCCACGGTGCGCGGACGGTGGCGGTCAGGTTTCCGAGCCGGAACATGACCGCGTTGGCCAGCCGGTTGCGTTGGAAGAAGCGCCGCCCAGGCAGCACCGGGGGCGTCCAGGCGAAGCGTATCAGCGCCGCTTTCGGAAGGCGCTTGCGGACGGCGGCGGGGATCGGATCGTCGGCAGGCACGGGCCGCTCCTTATCTCGGCGATTGCTGGACTAGGCGTCGGCGTCTTCAACGGCCTGGGCGCGTGCCGCCATACGGGCGCGGGCGATGGCCCGGAGTGAGCAGAGCGTGAACGCGCCGTCACCTTTGCGGGCCAGTTCGGCATAAGTGGTGTAGGGGGCCTCGCGGATGCCGCCCTCCATATACGCCTCCGCAAGCAGGTCGCGGTCTGCTTGCGTGATGATGCTGTTGTCTGGACGTGGCATGTCGGCCTCCAAGGCGGGGGTCTGCGAGAAAACAATACCATTTGCCACGACAAACCGCAAGCGGTAGATTGCGGCCATGGATGACAAAATGCTCCGCGAAAACCTTTTCGTCAGGGTGCCGACAGGCACCAAAGCCAGGATCGACGCGGCCAGGGGCCACGAGCCGCAGGGGGCCTGGCTGCGCCGGCTGATCCTGGCCGCGCTGTCCGACAATCGCGTGGAAAAACCGAAACGCGCACTTGCCAAACCGCTAGCACGACAGAGAGGCACACGATGACAGACAAGCCCATGTGCCCGCATTGCGCCGACTACGTCGGCAAGTGTCCCTATTGCCACTCGACGCAGCCCTTGCCGCCCCCGCATGTGGACGACATCAACGATGCCGTGTGGCGCGGTATTGAGCGGGACATGCGGGCTGGGCTGTGCTGGGCGTGCGGGGTGAGGTGGGGAAGCGGGCACATCAAGGGCTGCCCAGAGGGCGACGACATGGCGGTGGAGCTCGACCGCGCCGCCGCAGAGATCGACCGCGCCGCCGCAGAGATCGACCGCGCCGCCGCAGAGATCGAGCGGCTTCGCGGCTGGCTCGCCTACATCGAGGGCAACCACAGCGAGCACCGCGAGGCCGCGGCCCGTGCGTTGGCGGGTGAGACGCTGCCGAAGGGGTACGAGCCATGAGCGCGGATAAAACGACCGACGCCTGGGAGCCGATCAGCACGGCGCCGTGCGACGACACCTGGGCGATGGTCCGCTGGCGAGACGGTAGCGAGGGCATCACGGACCTCGACCACGACAGCGACCCGGCATGGTGGGAAGAGCGTGGCGCGACCCACTGGCGCGTGCCGACCGAAGCCGAACTAGATGCGTTCTTCGAGAGGTGGGGTGATGAAGCAGCCTGACGCACAAACGACGACCCCGACGCCGCATTGGGTCTGGAATTCGGACACCTTCGCCAGCCTCATGCTCGGCCGGGTGCAGCTTGCTCAGATCAGCCGCGGCGCGACGACATGGTCGTGGACCCTGTTTTTCTGCCGGTCCGACGAGCGATCTTTCTACGGGGCCAAGGACAAGGCGGTGGCGATGGAAACGGCAGAGGCTCACGCCCGGAAGGTGCTGGCAGATGCATGAACCAAAGCCGACCGCGGAAACGACGACTTAAGCGCCCCGGCCACGTAGCAACCAGGGCGCCCATGCGTCACTCGCCGCGCGCTTTGGCGATGGCGGCGCGGATCTCCTCCGCATAATCGTCAGCACGAACCTTGCGCGGGTTGCCGGAAAGCGTGCAGACCATGTTGCACAACTCGGCGATGCGCTGATTGGCGACATCGAGCGCCGCCAGCATGTCGGGCGCGGCATTGGCGCGACGCACCAGCTCACGTAGATCCTGGCCCGATGTCTCGTTGGTCGGGTTGTCCTGCGCGATCATTCGGCCATCGGCCTTGACAACGCCCTGACCGTCGAAGCTGTAGCGGATGCGGTTCATGGTCGGATCTCCTATCCGGTTCGGTGCTAGCGGAATGCTGGCATCCGTTCGAGGATCACAGTCGCCCATGATCCTCTAGGCGGGTGTCAGTCGCCGACTTGGCGAACGTAGATCCACACGTTTCGCCCCGCCGTTGTGCCGCGGTCGCCAGGCACGGGGCGGCCAATGAACGCCTCGAATGTGTGGCTGCGGCCGTTGGGCGTCCAACAATCCAGGCGCATGGTGCGACAGAAGCCGGTGCGACCGTATTCGCGCGCTGCCTGTCGGTTGGCGAATATTTCGGCTGCTTCACGTGCGCTATCGGCGCGCACAGGCCGGAACCCGTCAGAAGCGAAAAGCGTCATGGTCGGATCTCCTATCCGTTCGAGGTTAGCGGCTGGCCAGGTAGGCGACACCAGCCGAGAGGATCGCAAGGCCGGCGCCTACGGCCAGGGCCGCCCATGCGAGATGAGCGATTGCATCCTGCACGAAAATCATGGGTCAGTCCCCCAGGCAGAAATAGATGCGACCATCGGCGCTGGGATAGATATTCGACGGGATCTCGCCGCGGCCCATGCGGGGTTCCGCTTCCTCCCAAAATGCCGCCGCATCTAAGGGTTCCGACATGTCCACACCATCCATGCCCATCTCGCCCATGTCGCAAGCGATGTACTGAAAGAACAGGGCGTTGCACTCGTCAGGCGACAATGCGTCAATCTCGGCATCGTCCCAAGCGCCAAAGCCGCGCATGTAGTCGCGCAAGGCGTCTAGCTTCTCGGGGGTGTCCAGAAGCACGGTGCGCTTGGCTTCCTCGAGGCTGGCGGCCCATGTGCGCGGCCCTGCATCCGGCCCATGCGTCGCCACGCTGCCGCTCAAGGGCCAGGTGTCAACGTTGAGCACAAAGTCTGTGATGTCGATTTCCATTGTCGGATCTCCTATCCGGGTTGCACTGGTAGTCATTCGGCGAGCACAAGCCAGGTTGCCCATGCTCGCCTAGGTGACTGTCAGCGATACCAGTAGGTCACGTCACCATAATCGACAGACGAATAATCCATGCGCAACTCCCGCGCAGCCTCCTTCCAGTCTATGCACGTGCACGGCCACCGTGCATCATCCGGGATCGCGCCAATATCTTCGGCGAGCTGACGCGCATAATCCTCGAAATAGTCATCTCGAATAATCGATACCGGATACCACGCGCCCTCCCATTGGTGATCGCCGCCGTTGCCGCGGAGATCTTCCAAAAGGCTATCGAGCGTGGCGAGTTCATCCTGCAATCCGTCATCGTCCGGCCCATCAAGGAAGGTGATCTCACCGCGCAGCTCTTTAACGCGATCCGTGATGTCGCGCACGTCGATTATGTGCGCTGTGTTGCTGATGTCTATCATTGTCGGATCTCCTATCCGTTGTCGGTGCCGGGCTGGCCTCCGTTCGGCAAGCACGGTCGCCCATGCTTGCCTAGGCGGGTGTCAGTCACTCAAACATAGCAAGGAAACCGCCGGGCCACCTATCTCAATATCGTTTGGCATGGGCCAGGGAGTGACATCCACCCATGCGTTGCAGCACCGGCACTCGGCGCGCCACACCTTGCCGCCCGACGCGAGATTGAGCTTGCGGAATGGCGCCATATCGTGCCCGCGACCCACCGCGGCCTTGCGTGCTTCACGACGCAAGCGTGTGTCCTTTGTGCGCGTTCCGGTCATGGTCGGATCTCCTATCCGTTGTGGGTGTCAGCGCGACGGCGCGGTGAGGAAGGCCCAGCACGCCGCGCGCTCCGCCACGTTGCGATAGACGAACCCGAGATACCGGCGCCCATGCGCGGCATCAAATATCGGCTCGATAACGAGGCTCGCGCCCCGCGCCGCGGCCTGGATCGCCTTTTGCGTGGTGGGCGCCGTGGTGTTGTCCACCGACTTGACCTTGCGGAGTTTGGCGCGGTCAAGCCAATCCAACAGGTCCGCAGGGCCAACATACTGGCCAACTCGCTCAATCGTCATGATCGGATCTCCTATCCGTTGCGCGGCACAGCTACGCCGTGCTGCGTGGTGATGGTGTCACTGCCGGGCTTGGCCCACCCATAGGCGAAGGCGCGCCCATGCTGCGCTGCAGCCCGTTCGGCCGCCCGCTTGGCTTTCTCGACGCTGACATAGGAGCGCCAAGCCGGGATGCCGGGGGCGGGGAAGCCAAAACCGACGTCCCGGACGATGTATCGCTCGCCCATGGGTCAATCCTTCACGTAGGGGATTGCGTAGAGCGTGTTCATGTAGCGGCCGCGCGCATTGCGCAGGGTGATGTAAACCGCGCCGCGCCCATGCACGTTCTGGTCACTCTCAGTGTGAGTAAACCAAAAGTTGCCGCCGCTCCGCGCCCATGCCTTGCGATAGTTGGCAGGGAGGCACGACGCGATTGCGTCACTGTCGGGCTTCACGAGATCGCGTGTCGCCTTGCAGAGATGACCGGCATACATGGCCGGGACCGACTTGACCGGTCCCTTGACCATGCCGCGCACATGGCGCGAAAGGTGTAAGGCCCAAAGCGTTTCCATCTCGGGATCTCCTATCCGTTGAACTGGTAGTCATTCGAAGCGCACAGAAGCCCATGCGCTTCTAGGTGACTGTCAGATCACGGCGCGCGTCGAGACGCGATGCTCGGGCGGCGTGTCATCCCACCGCACCATGAGAATGGTGCAACAACCCCGCGGCACCCACCACACTTCGTCACCGAAATCCCCGGTGATGTCACCTTTGACGCCGCGAAGGCCGAACTCCGCGCGAGCCTTGCGCATCGCCGCCTTGGGGTTGTCGGCGCTTTCGACGTAGCAGCGCCGCACCCAGGAATAGTTTGCTTCGCCGCCAAAAGTGTCAGTGTATTCAGCGAAATAGGCCATTGTCGGGATCTCCTATCCTTGCGACACGCAGACCCTACCAGACACCAGACAAAATGCACAATCTGATATCCGCCATCCTAACACACTTGTAATGTGAGCCCTATTCACTCGGCTTTGCGGCCTTCTCTGCCGCCTTCCTCTCACGATAGCGTTCCATGGCGGGCTTTTCGGCATTGGCGCACAAGATGCACAAGAACCTGTAGTTTGCCGCCGTCACAGGTTCGCCCTTCTTCCATAGCTTCGCAGCTCCGGCCTTGTAGCGCGGATTGATTGGCCACCATCGCTTGACCTCGGGCCATGCGGAAACCGGGATTTCCGGGCCGTCTAGCATGGTGCGGACCTCCACTAGGCAGTCATACTCCCCGAGGCTCGCAATCTGCACCAGCGCGGCCCTGCCGTCGCTCAGGTATCCCACCGCAAAGCCTCCTACCTCATATGACGTGGCAATGCGCGGGGGCTTTCCGTCCTTCACACGATCCAAGGGCCATAGCCTGCGCTTAGTGCGCCAAGTCTCCGGCCATGCGCCGCCGACTTTGAAGAAATCCGCAACCGGCACGTAGTCGCACGTCCACACGTCATCCCAAGGGGCGAAGGCGACACACATCAAGCGACTGTCAGCAGTTATTCTCATCCAGGCCGCAGCCCCTGACGATGTGCGAACCCTCATGACGTGATCGTTAGGCCAGTCACCCATTAGCAAGGCCCATTCTGCCGCTTGCTTCAAATGCTCGGCTTCTGAGCCAGCGAAATCCGTTTGGACGTCACTTGACCATTCCATGTGGCCGGTCCCCAGACTGATAGGTCTATAAGCCCTCCATCTCCAGGCGGCGGAGCCTGGGGATGGTAGGGCCTTAATAGGACTACCAGATAAAACGATACGTGCAACTAGAAGCTTGTCGGTGGGGATGAGACTGCAAGGACTGATGGCAGTTTGCTGGTGCTCCCCTGTCACACCACAAACTGACATCAAGCCATGCTGCACATCCTGCAAAACAAGACAGGATGTGAGCATTAACTGCATTTTGGTTTATTAGTCAGGATGTGCAGAGATTGGGCGTGCTGTATGGTCTCGTCGGGCTGAAAGGGCTATTTGCGGTATGCGCTCGACCTCGAGACGCCCTTCCTGACATTCACTCCCGTTATGTGCATCACATTCACATGCCAGGTCTGGCGCACCAATCCCCGGGCGCGGCTGCGGCGGCCCAACATGCTCAGCCTGCACCAATCCAGCGGCTCGAGCGCAACCAGCACGCGAAACCGGCGCGCGATCCATGCATGTCGTGCATCACCGGCTCGGCTGGCCCAAGTAATATCAATAGCTTAGCGCGCTACTTTCCATAATAGATGTTATGCTGCATCGCTTGTCGGCCTTCCTGGCGGGGTTTCGGGCTGCTCGGGCGGGATGGTGCGCCCCCGCACCCCACCCCCGGTCGATCGCGGCGCGCGGGAGGGGGTGGCCCCGCCGCACCCGCCCCGCCCCTCTCCAGCCCACCTGCCCCGAACATCTAGCACTATATTTTACGCTACGTCCAAGCCTTACGTTATGCCCGCCTCCATCCTACGCACCGTGTCCAAGCCTTACGTTATGCCAGCCTCCCTCCACAAATATTGTACTATTTGCCAATCCCCACGTTACCACCCACACATTTTGTCAAACTCACTCGTAGTCCCTAAGAACTAGTCCCCACACCCTTTTCCTCGAAAGCGGCCTAAATCCTCTACTTGACACCACTCGCTTTTGTGATGCAGGCTCGTTTTGGCAAAGGAGGCCACCATGAGCCAGACGGTTTCGAATGTGGAGTTCACCGTGACGGGGAAGGCGGTCGAGGTGACCACCACGACCAGGCTGATCGAGCTCGCTGCCGTCAAGGACGGGGTGACGTATCCGATCGTGACCATGTCCATCCGCGCGGCCAAGAACCTCGCCCAGCAGTTGGCGACTGAGGTTGCCTTCGAGGAGCAGCTTCCCGCCGAGACGGTCACGGCTGCGCCTGTCGAGAACTCCGACGTCCCCAACCCGAGCGGCAACGCGATCCAAGGATGAGCCGATGAACTTCGGAGAAGCTATCGCCGTGCTCAAGAGCGGCGGCCGGGTTGCCCGTGAAGGGTGGAACGGCAAGGGGATGTGGCTTGTGCTGACACCTGGCGGCACTGCGCTCGCCAGTGCCGTTCCGCGCGATTACGCAGCCCTGGCCAATATCGCCGGCGAGAGCCCAAGGCCGACGCATATCGTCATCAACTCGCACATCGACATGCGCGCGGCGGACGGCTCTCTCGTCATCGGCTGGCTCGCTAGCCAGACCGACATGCTCGCCGAAGATTGGAAGATCGTCGTCTAGAAAGGACACAGCCATGAAGAAGTCAGGCTTTGGGCATTTCGGCATGAACGGGCACGAGGGCATCGGCATCCAGCCCGACATGTTCGCCCAGATGGCTGCGCCGGCCCCTCCCTCCCTCAGCCAGCAGCTTCTCTCGCAGATCGGCGATCCGTCCCGTCTGCCAGACGACGCCAAGATGGCGCTCGTCCACCAGATCTTCGAAGCCTTGGTGATGCTCCACCCTGCCCCGCTCGAGGTGCTGCTCCTGGCCAGGGACGCCACGAACCCCCAGAGCGGCGGCCTGATCGCCGAGCAGCGCACCAACCTCTCCCGCTTCGCAACCCTCATGATCCGCCAGGCTCTCCGCCGCGGCCCGATCGACGAAGCCGACCGAGCGGCCATCGCGTCCGAGCTCAATCTCGTCCCCGGCGCGACCGACGAGCAGTACGAGCGCGCAACCCTCGATCGTGCCAACCTGCAGATGGCGCTGATGCGGATGTGTGCGTTCTCGACCGAGCAGGGCGTCGCCATCGCCAAGCGCGCGATCGAAGGCGTCCAGACAGGCGCCTCGATGTCCGACACCCTCTGTGACCGCTTCGCCAAGCTGCGGGAGGCGATGGGCGACAGCCGCGGCCTGCCGAGCGACTACAAGGCTGGCATGTCGCACGCCATCAACATCCTCACTGGTGATGACGATGAATGACGACGATTTTGACGACGAGGACGACGGCCCAGGCATCGTCGCCTTCCTCGCTGTCATGATCGCATTCTGCGGCGCAGCCACCTTGGCTGCGTGGCTCTCGATCAGCTTCTATCAGCGGCACTGGTGATGGACGAGCACGCCAAGTTTGAGAAGGAAAAGCGCGAGCTCCTGCGCGCCAAGGCGGTCAACCTCTCCCCAATGCAGGAGAGGTTCGTCTGCGAGTACCTGATCGACTTGAACGCAGGAGCGGCCTGGGTGCGGGCCGGCGGCTCCCCACTCCACGCCGACAAGGTCGCATCCCGCTTCCTCAAGAAAGGCCACATCGTCCAGGACGCCATTGCCCGCGCGATGGCCGAGCGATCTGCGCGCGTCGGCGTCTCTGCCGATCGCGTCGTGCGCGAGTACGCTCGCATCGCCTTCGGAGACCCCCGCGTCCTGTTCAACGACGACGGCAGCCTCCGCAAGCCGACAGAGTACAACGAGGACGACGCCAGGATGCTCGAGGGCGTCAAGACGCGCCGCATCGTCGAAGTCGCCATCGACCCGGACACCGGCAAGCAGAAGATGGTGCCCGTCGAGATCCAGGAGGTGAAGCTGGCCTCCAAGACGACGGCGCTGCAGGCTCTCGGCCGCCACCTCGGCCTGTTCAACGACAAGATCGACGTGAACATCTCCACGCCTCTCGACCAGCGGTTCGCCGAGGCTATGGCCAAGATCACATCCGATCCCCTGGCGCCCGAAGGACCGGCACAGGTGATCGAAGGGTCGTTCGAGGAAGTGGACGATGACGACGACCTGGACGACGAGTTGCAGAGGCTTCTTGGATGAGCCGCGATAAGCGTGTCGTCGTAATCGTCGGGCAGCGCGTCACCGCTAACGAGGTGATCGACGACAAGGCCAGTGCGTTCACCAAAGGCTGGGCCAGCGGCCTGCGCGACGCCATCCACATCATGCAGTCCAGCAGTTCGCTGCGCAGCCTCAAGACGAAACTGATCGTCAGGCTGGAAGAGATCGAAAGGATCGGGAAGTCATGAGGAAGCTGAATAGCGGCCCGTCGAAGCTGCCGCGCGAGAAGCGCATCGAGGAGTGGGTCAAGACAGCCAGCCGCGGCCACAACGGCGTCAGGGACACACGCAGGGCGCCCGACTACACAGGCCGCGTGTACTACTCCGTCGAACCCGACACCCGCACACCGCTCGAACGCTTCCGCGCCATGCGCGAGCAGGGCAAACGCGTCGGCGTGTTCCTGGACGACGCCCTGGCCGGCGAGATCATGGCCAGACTTCCTGCCGAGAGCATCATGCCGAAGGACGACAACCGTGGACGCTAAGACAGCATTCAACCTGTTCATCAACCCGTCGCTCGACTGGCTCGTCACCCTCGGCGGCCCGCCGCGCGACAAGCGCGCCGACATCCTGATCCTGGCGACGATGATCCAGGAGAGCGGCCTGTCCGACCGCATCCAGGGCGCCGGCGACAAGGGGCCGGCGCGCTCCTACGCGCAGTTCGAGCAGATCGGCGTCACCGACGTGATGACCAGGGCGCGCACCGCCCCCATCGCCAGGAAGGTCTGCCAGGAACTCGCCATCGCCCCGACCTCCGAGTACGTGTTCAACGTGATGGCCTGGAACGACACCCTGGCCACCTGCATCTCCCGGCTGAACTATTGGAACAGCCGCCTGCCGCTCCCCACCACCGAGGACGAAGGCTGGCACTGCTACGTCTCGACGTGGCGGCCAGGCAAGCCGGCCCGCAACCGCTGGGGCGCGGCATGGTCGGCGGCCGAACAGGCGGTTGAATGAGCACTGCCGACACCGAAGCGAAGCTGCTGCAGCAGATCCTGTCGTACCGGCACGATCCGCTCGGCTTCGTCCAGTTCGCCTTCCCGTGGGGCAAGAAAGGCACCGTGCTTGAGAACCGCATGGGGCCTTCGTACTGGCAGGCCGCTGAACTCAACGGCATCGGCCATCGGCTGCGCACCGGCGAGCAGAAGATCCGCCGCGGCACGGCGAGCGGCAAGGGCATCGGCAAGTCTGCGCTCGTCGCCTGGGAGAGCATGTGGGGGCTCTGCACCTGCCGCAACACGCGCATCCGCCTCACCGCCGGCACGGACGGGCAGCTCAAGACGACCACGATGCCCGAACTGGCCAAGTGGTTCCAAATGCTGATCTGCAATCACTGGTTCAAGTTCACGGCGACCTCGATCTACGTGAACGACCCGAACGCCGAGAAGCAGAAGCAATGGCGCCTCGATGCCATCCCCTGGAACGAGAACAACCCCGAGGCGTTCGCCGGGCTGCACAACCAGGGCAGCCGCATCGTGTACATCTTCGACGAGGCGTCGCAGATCGCCGACAGCATATGGGACACGTCGGAAGGCATCTTCACCGACGCCAACACTGAGGTGATCTTCTCGGCGTACGGCAACCCGACGCGCTCGATCGGCCGCTTCCGGGAGATCAGCGAGGATCCGCGCTGGTCCTTCGCCGCCATCGACAGCCGCACCGTCGAGATCACCGACAAGGCCGAACTCGACAAGCAGGTGGAAGCCTACGGCGGTGAGGAAAGCGACGGCGCCCGGATGTTCATCCGCGGTCTGTTCCCCCGCGTGGCCGAGAGCCAGTTCATCAGCATCGAGGTGGTGAAGCAGGCCAGGAAGAACGAGCCCATCGCCACGTTGAACGACGCGCTGGTGTTTGGGGTGGACGTTGCCCGCTTCGGCGAGGACAGCAGCGTGATCGCCATCCGCAAGGGCCGCGATGCGCGCTCGATCCCCTGGGAGAAGGTGAAGGGGTACGACAACGTGCAGGTGGCGACGATGGTGGCCGACCTGCACGGCAAGTACAAGGCTGACGCCATCCACGTCGATGCGGGCGGCCCGGGTGCCGGCGTGCTCGACATCCTGCGGCACTGGAACCTGCCGGTGCGCGAGGTGCAGTTCGGATCCTCGCCAGACCGCGCGCAGTTGAACATCAACGGGTTCCGCTATGCCAACAAGCGGACGGAGATGTGGGGCATCATGCGCGAGATGCTGCCCACCATCGCCATCCCCGACGACAACGAGCTTGAGAAGCAACTGACGAGCGCGTTGTACGGCTACCGCGGCAGGGGCGACGATATCGCCTTGATCCCGAAGGAAGTCATGAAGCGGCAGCACCAGGTGCCGAGCCCGGATAAGGCCGACGCCCTGGCGCTCACCTTCGCTTTCCCTGTCATGCCGAAGGTGCAGGGGAAGGCCGGCGGGGCACACCGGGTCGGCGACAACAGCAGCCCCTACAAGGCCGATACGGAATACGACCACCTCGCCAGATAAGGCTTGCATCTCCGTTTCGCGATGTGGCAGCCTTTTCGTGCGGTCCCTTCGGGCCGTCCGTGACTTGTTGTCTCCTCCCTAGTGACGTTTCCCGATCCAACTCGGCCGCCCCGGGCAACCAGGGCGGCCTTTTTCTGCGCCCGCAACTTTGCACTTTTTGCTTGACAACGACATATGGTATAGGTTGGGCCACACCTGCCACCAGGGGATGGTTCGATGGGCGCGTTCGGCGGCGTGGACAAGAGGCTGAAAGGGTTCCCGGACCCGATCACCGGATCAGGTGCAGCCGCTGCGGCCCCCGCGCTTCCACCGCCGGAGCCGCAGCGCAGCCCGACCGCCCAGCGCGGCAACTTCGCCAAGAACGCCTCGAAGATGGTCGAAGGGCTCGGCATGGGCGGCACGATCCTGACCGCCCCGACGCGCAACGCGCCTGAGCCCATCCCGGGCAACATGACAGGCACCAAGAGCCTGCTGGGGGTCTGACATGGCCAAGCCGCAGCCGAACCTCGCTGCCACGAACGAGCGGCTTGCGCTGGAAGCACGCCTCAAGAACCTCGAGCAGCTTCGCATATCCTGGTGGCAGCACTGGCGCGAACTGGCCGACTTCATCCTGCCGCGGCGGTTCAAGGCGTTCATCACGCCGTACCAGCAGCAGCGCGGCCAGCAACTCAACACCAAGATCCTGAACAACACGCCGACCCTGGCGGCGCGCAACTGCGCCGCCGGCCTGATGTCAGGCACCACGTCGCCGGCCCGGCCCTGGTTCCGCATGACGGTCCCCGACCCGGAGATCATGCGCGACCGCGAGGTGCAGGAGTGGTGCAACGAGGTGACCAAGCGCGTCATGCGCGTCATGGCCACGTCGAACTACTACGGCAGCAAGGCGGCGCAGTATCTCGATCTGGTCGTGTTCGGCACCGCGCCGATGATCATCTACGAGAGCGTGGAGAAGGTGATCCACTGCTTCAACCCGGTCTGCGGCGAGTACACCGTCGCCGTCAGCCCCGAGTTCGAGGTGGACACCCTGTTCCGCCGCTTCACCATGACCAGCACCCAGGTCGTGCAGGAGTTCGGCATCGACGCCTGCTCGGACATGGTGAAGAACCTGTACCGCAACACGATGATGGGCGGGCGCGACACCGAGGTGATCATCGCGCACTGCATCATGCCGAACAGCGAGTATGCGGACGGCGAGTACGCCCCGGGCAAGGCTGGCCTGCCGCGCAAGTTTCGCTGGAAGGAGTGCTATTGGGAGTACGGCCGCGCCGCGAGCGATGCGCGCCTGAACCCCTTCCTCCGCGTCCGCGGCTTCGACGACAACCCCGTCTCCTGCCCGCGCTGGGATGTGAACGGCAACGACGCCTACGGCCGCAGCCCCGGCATGGATGCCTTGGGCGACGCCAAGCAACTACAGTTCCAGGAGCGCAGCAAGGCCAAGGCGATCGACAAGCTGGTCGATCCGCCGATGGTGGCCGACGTGGCGATGAAGAACGAGCCCGCCAGCCTGCTGCCCGGGTCGATAACCTACGTCCCGAACACCGGCCAGGGCTCGGTCGGGTACTCGCCGGCGATCAAGGTCGATCCGAAGCTGGCTGAGATGCAGGACGACATCCGTGGCGTCGAGCAGCGGATCAAGGACGCCTTCTACAACGACCTGTTCCTGATGATCAGCCAACTCGACACCGTGCGGACGGCGACCGAGATCGACGCCCGGCGCGAGGAAAAGCTGGTGATGCTCGGCCCGGCGCTGGACCGGCTGCAGCGCGAGGGGCTGTCGAAGGACATCACGCGCATCTTCTCGATCATGGCCCGCCGCGGCCTGCTCCCGCCGATGCCTGAGGCGATGGAGGGGATGCCGCTCAAGATCGAGTACATCTCGCTCCTGGCTGACCTACAGCGCGCGACCCAGACGACCGCGATCGAGCGGCTGTGGGCCTTCGCCGGGTCGATCTCGGCGGGCGTCCCGTCCGTCCTGGACAACATGGATGCCGACGCCTCGATCGAGGAATACGCCGAACTCATGCGCGTGCCGCCGCGCGTCCTGGCCGACGTGAAGCAGCGTGACGCCGCCCGTCAGCAGCGCAACGCGCAGCAGGAGATGGCGACGACGATGCAGGTTGGCGCCGAGGCCGTGAACGCCGGCAAGGTGCTGTCCGAGACGGATGTCGGCGGCGGCCAGAATGCGCTGAGTGCGATGCTGAACGGAGCGGGGGGCCTCTGATGCCGTACGTGATCACCAAGCCAGGCGGCGAGTACTACAGCATGTGGGGCTGGCGCGCGTCGCAGGCCGCCGCCTTCCAGTTCCGCAGCAAGGAAGATGCGCTCGATCACGTCCGCACCCAGCGGCTCATCGGCGCCCTGGTCGAGCAGTACAAGCCGCCGTCGCCCGCCGGCCTTGAGCAGATCGCCCCGTTCGGGACCGAGCGGCCGACATCGTGACCGGCCCCAAGACTTCCTTCGCCACCGCGGCCGGGGTGCGCAAGCAGAAGCGCGACCTGAGCCTGCGAGACGCCCAGGACACGGCGGTGCTCGAGGCGCTGCTGGCGACCGAGGACGGCCGGCGCTGGTTCATGTGGCTGCTACAGGAGGTGTGCGGGCTGACCGCCACCGTGGCCAATGCGGCTTTCGATCCACACGGTCTGCACTTTCGTGAGGGTGCACGAAATGTAGGCTTGACATTACACCAACAAGCGTTGCGTTTAGCGAAGGCACCGTATATGGTGGCCGTGCGCGACCACCTGCGCTAGATCTGGGGGCTGTACAGAATGCTGCTTCGGTGGGCTCGGATCGCATACGCTGCGGATGGCGCAGAGGGCGGATCCCCCGATGTCGTCGAGACTGCGCCGGCCGACGCGGCGCCTGCGACCGAGCCCGCCGGGGACCAGGGCGGCACCTCGCTGCTGACCGAGGCGCCGCCCGCCGAGACGCCGGCCGACGCCAAGCCCGAGGCCGCCCCCGAGCCGATCGACCCCGCCTCGTACGAGGTGAAGCTGCCCGAGGGGCTGGATCGGGACGACGATCTGCTGACCAGTTTTCTGGAAGGCGCCGCCAAAGGCGGCATGGACAACGAGAGCGTCCAGGCCGTGCTCGACAGCCTGGCGCCGAAGCTGGCCGAGCGGCTGGCCGGGCCGTCCAAGGCGTGGGCCGACCTGAACGGCGAGTGGCAGAAGGAAGTCCGCGGAATGCCGGACATCGGCGGCGACAAGCTGCCGGGCACGGTGTCCGCGATCTCCCGGGCCTTCGATCAGGTCTGCACCGGCTACACCCGCGCGGACGGCACCGAGGTGTCGGCCAAGCAGGAGCAGGCCGACCTCAAGGCGGCGCTGGACCTGACCGGCGCCGGCAACAACCCCGCCATCGTGCGGGCGATGCATCGCTTCGCGGTGCGGCTCATGGAACCTGGGGCGGATGGCCGCCCCGGCGCGGTGACGGGCAGCGCGGTGCCCAACCAGCCTTCGACCGCCGCGCGCATGTACCCATCCGCCAGCGATGGCGTGAAGTCGTAGAGGGGGCTGAAACATGGCTGTCGTTGGGGCGACCTACCTCAATCTCGCCGATTGGCAGAAGCGCGCGGACCCAGACGGGACCATGGCGCCGATCATCGACCTGCTGTCCCAGAGCAATGCCATGCTCGAGGACATGCCGTGGGTCGAGGGCAACCTGCCCACCGGCCACAAGACGACCGTCCGCACGGGCCTCCCGTCCGGCACCTGGCGTCAGCTTTACGCCGGCGTCCAGCCGACCAAGAGCACGACCGCCGAGGTGACCGAGGCGTGCGGCAACCTCGAGACGTACTCCGAGGTGGACAAGGACCTCGCGGACTTGAATGGCAACACCGCCGCGTTTCGGCTGGGCGAGGACCAGGCCTTCATCGAGGGTATGAGCCAGGACATGCAGGCCGCGGTCTGCTACTCCAATGCCATCTCGACGCCGTCCCAGATCATGGGCCTGGCGCCGCGCTACAACTCGCTCTCGGCGTCCGTCTCCACCTCGGCGAACATCATCGACGCCGGCGGCACCGGCTCGACGAACACCTCGATGTGGCTGATCGGCTGGCACCCGAACACGATCGCGGGCATCTTCCCCCGCGGCAAGATGGCCGGCCTGCAGCAGCGCGATCTCGGCGAGGACACCAAAGTCCAGACCGATGGCTCGTTGTACCAGGTGTATCGCTCCCACTTCAAATGGGAGTG